TAGTCGGGGTCGGGGTTCGGGAACCGTAATAGTCGGGTCGGGGTCGGGAGTCGGGGTCGGGGGTCGGGCTCAGAGTCTCGAGGCCAGGTAGCGCCGGCGGGGTAGCGTAGCTGGGTGAGGAAAAGGTGGTCGGAGCTCTAGCAAGGGGCTGAGAGCTCCGACCGGGCCACCGGGGAAGGGATAGAAACCCCGGTGGCCGATTGCCCCCTTTAAGTAGCGTCAACAACCGGAGGGGGGCAAAACCGGGTTGTGCTTGGAATAGTCTCACATCTTAAGGTCTCCGAGAACTTGCTGACGTCGAGCAAGTTTCTGACCTGATGATTTCCTCCTCATCGACTCTCCACATCATTACTACCTCAGCGGTGGCGTGATATGCGTCTCGCAATGTTTTGAATCCAGATCCACGATGGTCTACACAGTCTGTGGCCGGGTGCTCCACGTACCACCGGTCAATGCGGTCATCGGTGGTGCCGTGATAACCACCGCGCATAACGGAAAAGCCCAATTCCTTAATCTTTTGTTTGTAGTTTTTCATTTCGAACTCCGGTTTGTTGACGAGCGCCCACTTTATCACGATTTCACATATCCCGTCAAATCGGGTCGGGGTCGGGGATTCATTGCTGGCGTTTCGGGTCGGGGTCGGGGATTCATCGCTGGCGTTTCGGGTCGGGGTCGGGGCAAAAAAAGGCCCCGATGTGAGTCGGGGCCGAAGGCGCAGGTCGGGGCCTTAAGGCAGCGTGTGCTTGAAGGTCCCCAACGGTGCGCAGAGGAGTGGGGAGCAATCTAACTCGAGCTTGGCTGCCAGGTCAAGCCGGCGCCTCGAGCTCGAGGCGCCGGCTACGTTTCTTACGATTCTTTCCCCATGTCGCCGACTACGTGGTGACGGAGAATAGCACGCGCCGGTAGTTCATCGCGTACCCATCGCTTTAGCTTTTGGGCGTCCGTTTCGGTTTGCTGGGTTTTCGACAACCGATCCCAATGCAGCCGCACGTTGCCACCGTTACCATAGCAACCGCCGTCCTCGTCTAAGGTTTCGGCTAACCGCTTTGATGCACCGTGAGCCGTGAATACTATAAAGTAGTCACGATCCCACCGCGCGCACAATGGATCCCCACCACCACAATTAGCACATGTCACATTGTCTATGTACTCGGCCAAACATCTAACGCCTCGAACGCCATCGACAAACGTATGCTTGTGGTTCGATCCCCACCATGTTTGCGGAACCACCGTAACGCTAGCGGTACCGCTGGCGGTATGCATGGCCGCGGCGCGTGGCGTATCGGCAGAATAGTTAACGGTAGTTACACCATCGCGGTTAGCGTCTGGCCACAGGCTTGGTGAGAAATGAGAGTAAGTAAACGAAGCGCCGCGCCTAGGCTTGGCATTGCGTACCGCTTTCCAATAAGCGCGATCCAGTTTAGGCGATCCACACTTGTCAGCAGGCTTAAGCTTGCATGTATCAGGACACGTGCCGAACATGTTTTGATCGCCTGACCGATACGTTACGGCGCATCCGGCAGTTTTCTTCGCGCCAGACATGGTTACACAATTTAAACTCATGATATTAGACCCCGATCGTTGACGAGATCCGATCTTACCACGACATGGTAAACCATACAATAGTCAAGCTAGGGTCGGGTCGGTCGGGGTCGGGAGATCCATATCTAGTCAAGCTAGGGTCGGGGTCGGGGAGACATTGCCGGCGCTTCGATGTCTCGAGCCCTGGCCAACCGAACGGCACGGCAGCCCTGGCCAACCGATGTCTCGAGCTTCCGGCCAGATGGTGTCCCGAGCTCTGGCCAGCCGGCGTCCCGACCCCGGCCAACCGATGTCCCGAGCTCTGGCCAACCGATGTAATGCTTGACCCATGGTAAAGCATCATGAGACAATTGCAGTTCGTCAACTAACCGGAGTAATCAAAATGGAACGTGAAATAACCTGCACTTGGTTTTCCGATCCCGGGCATGCTTGGTTACAAGTCAACAGGCAAACGCTCGAAGATTTTGAATTGACGCCGCAACACTTCTCGAAGTATTCCTACACTGATGGGGTCGACCTTTATTTAGAAGAAGATTGCGACGCCGGAATTTTCATCCGTGCGGTTGGTGAGAGGGCTGAGTTGATATTCAAAGAGCGTGAGTGCAACGACGAGTTCAATGTTCGCGCAATGCAACGCAACAAATAGCAATGGGAGTTAAAATGGCTAGACCTATATATGAGATAGCAAGTGAAATCCGCCGTACTTGGAAGAAGGTAAATTATGCGGCTGTCCCGTACTTGGATGCTATGCGGGAGATCAGTTCCATTGATGATAATTATATGTACGAGAGTGCTAAGGAGCAGGTTATTAGATTTCTATGTAATGCCGGATCCTATCGAGGCGACGATGCGAGGCGCATAAAGAAAGAATTGAGAGCGATGCTTTAAAGCGGTCATCGATCGTTATTACCTTAGCCCCGCTAGTCGGGGCATTTTTTTGTCTTTTTTCGGGGTCGGGGCAAGATCCGACCTCACCAGTTGCCTTGTGAGCGACGATCTCGGTCGGGGCAATACCCTAGCATACCCTTAAATCGGGGTCGGGGTCGGGACGGTCGGGGTCGGGACGGTCGGGGTCGGGGCAAAGCCGGCATTGGTCGCCGCGGCTGCCGTGACCTGGTGAATGCTAAGCTACCTCGAGTCGAGCTCGCCGGCGTTGGTTGCCGAGCCGGAGCCCAGCTGGGCTCCAGACAAAATAAAACGCGCCTAGTTGCCTAGGCGCGTTAGGTTGGTAGGCTGGCTACAATTGCTTAGTAAATGGCATCTCTACTTCCACAATGGTGCCGCTTTTGTCGAGTGAGCGCATAGACCATTGTGATTTCTTCCCTTTTCTTCTACGCGCTAAGCTTGACTTCTTCCTAGGATTTCTATGTTTCGCCATGTCTTTTTCCTTTCTTGGTTGGTCAGCTTATATCTTTCTAAAGGTATCCGCAGATCCAGCGAATGGAGTTTTCCTATCTGGGAATGCGTCAAGCTTGACGCGCACTCTATCGTTAGGCGTTAAGCTCATGCCGATTACCTCACCATAGCGAGCGCCCATCATCCAAAGATCTGTACCGGGATGAAGTTCCACTCGATCGCCAATCGTGTAGGCGCTACCATCATATCCGGTAGCAAGTTTGAGGTATCGTTGCATGGTAACAGCCACGTTAGAATCCTCCTATGCGATCAAAGATCCAAGCGGTTAATGGGTACAAGATGAAACCGCTTATTAGTGCTAGCACTACAGCTAGCACGTAACCGAGAAAATGAAACCGTTTACGATTGATAATCTCTGGACTGTCTATAAATCTGGTCATGTCTTTATCCTTTCTTGGTTGGTGGTGAGGGCGAGCATTGCTCGCCCTCAATGGTGCTGGTTAAACGTCTCTGTTCTTGAGCGTGTAGCGCGCGGGAATAATGCTGGTGTTCCAAAATCCGTCAAACTCTTGTGATGTTACCGCGCCGATCGCTAATTGATTCTGCAAGTTAGGTTTGACACTCTTCGTATTGAGAGTTTTCCGTGAGAATTCCTTTACTTCGCCGAATCCCCACCGGCTCATCAAGTCCGTTTCCCGTGGCGCAATCCATCCCAGAATCTTGGGTTGGTGCTCAGATACTTTCTTCATAGCCACAGTGTTTTCGTAGTGGATACTCGCAGACTTGTTCGCTGTCCTCGACTCTACCCATTCGATTGTCAGTTTCGGTATAAGCATCTGTCTCTATCCTTTCTTGGTTGGTTTTCCTATACCAGCCGCATAGCGGCTGGTTTCGCTGGGTCACCATCCCAGGCTCGTCAGTAGGAACGATTAATCCAATTGCCGTTCGTATGCATTCATGCATAGAATTCTGAGCTCAGTAGAGTTATTCCATTGTCCGTTAAATCGATCTCGGTAGAGCTCTACGATCGCGTCTATTTCTTCCTCATTCAACTGGCTATCACTAGGCACCAGGCACCAGGCACCAGGCTTGCGCTTCTTGGGTTTCATGCTTCTACTCCCCTTTTGGTTTTCCTATACCAGCCGCTATGCGGCTGGTTTCGCTGGGTTACCATCCCAGGTCATCAGTAGGATTACGCCGCTATGACACGTCCGTGAAACTGGTTTGCTTGATCCAGCATGTAGGCCATAGCGCTATCGGCTTGTTTCGCGGCTGAGAAGATCGCATTCTTGTCATTTTCCAATAACTGGATCCAACTATGGATATAACTCGCATGGTCTTCTCTAGGCTTATCGCTGAGTCCAATTGCACAGCACAACATCGCTGCACCAATTTCGGCCACTAACTCCTCTCGAGCTCTGCCAGTTTTCTCAGAGTAGTCGTGTGTCCGATCTAGCCGAGACTTGTGGCCAGTACGGTGCACACCCTCGTGTAACAGGGTTGCGTAGAATGCGTCCATGCTTTCGAAAGCTTGTGGCACTGGACATCGAATTGTGTCTCGACTTGGTGCGTAGAATGCACTGTCACCTTGATATTCAATAGGAGCTTCATCTTCCATTGCTTTGACTAGTGCGTCCGCTGCAGTGTGATGTTCCAGTGTCTTGTTAGCATCGATCTCGATAGTTGCTGGATAATATCGATCTGGCAAACCGTCGATCTGCGAAGCGTTGAAAACCGCACTTTGACAGTATAAGTAGACTTCTTTCTTGGCGTCTGGCGCATCGCTGTCATAGTCGCGGACCGTTTTCTGTGCAGAGTAGACAACGTGAGCAGGTGATTTCTCACCTGACCTAACACCTTTACCGTTTTCGCGTATCCAATTGCAACCCTTATCTTTTGTCATTCCAGACAATATTGCAGCTTGATTGAACGTCATAAAATATGGGTTATCGTAACCTAGCATCATAAGTAGCAGCCGATTGATCCCGTGATACAAGTCGCCAGTGTGGCGTTTGGGTAACCCAGTGCCAGAGATACTCCACGACTTTGACCAAGGTTTTGTGCCGGCGGCTAGTTGCTCGATAAGTGCCGCCGTAACAAGTGCGCGCACATCTTTGCGTTTCTTCATTTGCTATCCCCTTGCTTGTGTACCTGACAAACATGTCAGCCATAGCGCCCGAGAAGACGTTATGGCTGACAAGCTTGCCATGCATAAGTTGATTAATTCCCGAGTAGCTACCTTAGACTTCAGCGCCATTCTCGCTAGATTCTCTGGGAGGGCTTCGTCATCTTGGTCAGGTCTTACCCCTATAACAAGGATCAGAGTTATCAAGTGTCGCCAGGTCTTTTAATGTCAGGGTCTGGACCCCTGGGGGTGTCGCGCGTGAGCTGTTCTATAAGTTTTCCTTTTGCCGTGTCTGTAGGTAGATTAGACCATGATTTACCATATGGTGTCAATAACTGATAAAACAGTAGATATATCAACGACTTACAGGTACTTTTTTCGACTCAGTTTCTTCTTTTCTGACAGTTTTCTCAAGAAAAACAGTAGAGATATCAACAACTTACAGCGTCCATGTTAGGGTAGAAACAACATGCTTTCGCCATTGGTTCGAGCGCGCATCGATGTTAGTAAGTACTCACTAACCCCGCTTGAGTCGACCTTGCGCGCATCGATGTTAGTAAGTACTCACTAACCCAGATCTATGTCGGGAGCATCGATGTTAGTAAGTACTCACTACCCTAGGTACTTACACCGATCGACAACAAAGTGAATCGATCAGAAACCACCTCGATCGCAGCATGGCCCGGGCCTCCTTCGGGTAGTGGTGTAGCCGAAGGGTTTTGAACAAACGATCACAAGCACTTATCATTGGTCCGTGGTCTCATGGCTGGGAGCCTGGAGTTATTTGTGCTGAATGCGCCTGACGAGGTTGTTCGTGAAGTACTTGTTTTGGAGGAAGCGAAGCGCACGCTTAGCAAGCGGGACAAGCGTCAGAGTGATTTTTTGACATTTGTCAGGCATGTATATCCTGGATTTATACAGGGGTCGCATCACATACAGGTAGCGAAGTGTTTTGAGAAATTGGCGGTGGATCATGGTTCACGGTTAATTGTGAACATGCCGCCGAGGCATACTAAGAGTGAGTTTGCGAGTTATCTGTTGCCGGCGTGGTTGATAGGTAAGAATCCCGAGTTAAAGATTATTCAGACTACTCACACGGCTGAGTTAGCGGTTAGGTTTGGTCGTAAGGTGAGGAATCTGATGGAGATGAAGGAGTACAGAGAGGTATTTCCGGATGTCGATTTACGTGCCGATTCTAAGGCTGCTGGTCGGTGGGAGACTGCGCAGGGGGGTGAATATTATGCGGCTGGTGTTGGAGGCGCGATTACTGGTCGTGGTGCTGATTTGCTCATCATTGATGATCCGCATTCGGAGCAGGATGCACTTTCTGAGACGGCCATGGAGCATGCGTACGAGTGGTACACGTCTGGACCGCGTCAGAGATTACAGCCGGGGGGATCGATAGTTATAGTAATGACCCGGTGGTCGTTGAAGGATTTGACTGGGAAGTTGGTTAGGGCGCAGGCGACGGATGTAATGGCGGACCAGTGGGACTTGGTGGAGTTCCCGGCGATACTGCCTAGTGGTTCTATTCTTTGGCCTGAGTTTTGGAACAAGGACGAGTTGCTCAAGGTCAAGGCGTCGTTATCGCTTAGCAAGTGGAATGCGCAGTGGCAGCAGAATCCCACGGCTGAAGAGGGGGCGATTATAAAGAAGGAGTGGTGGAACAAGTGGGAGAAGGAGGAGGCGCCGGCGGTCAGTTACATCATGCAGAGTTACGATACGGCGTTTTCGAAGAAGGAGACGGCGGATTATTCGGCCATTACGACGTGGGGGGTATTCAAGCCTAACGAGTATGGTCCTGACAGTCTTATTTTGATGGATGCGCAGCGTGGTCGTTGGGATTTTCCTGAGTTGAAGGCCAAGGCGCTCGAGGAGTATAAGTATTGGGAGCCGGACATGGTATTGATTGAGGCCAAGGCGACGGGTACGCCGTTGACTGATGAGCTGCGGAACATAGGCATACCGGTTGTGAACTACACTCCATCCAAGGGGAAGGACAAGCACACGCGGATGCACATGGTGGCTCCTATTTTCGAGAGCGGGAAGGTATGGGCTCCGCAGAAGCGTTTTTCTGAGGAAGTGATTGACGAGTGTGCGGCTTTTCCCAATGGGGATTATGACGATTACTGTGATTCGATGAGCATGGCTTTAATAAGGTATCGTAAAGGCGGGTTTCTACGACTTGACACTGATGAGGAAGATGTGGAGCCTTTTTATGATTTAAGGCCGCGTGTTTATTATTAGGGGGAAATAGCAATGGAATGGATGGGACAGAGGTTGTGCGAGCCTTCCACTTGGGCCGGGGTTGGTTGTGCCCTGGTAGGGGTTGGTGTTATCAGTCAGGTTGAGTTGGTTATTTTTGTAGGGATTGCGGTGGCTGGTGTTGCCATGTTGGTTAGAGAGCGGGGCAAGAAATAATGCTGGGGGCCATACTTCCTGGGTTATTGCCGATTGTGGGGGATGTACTCGACCGGTTTTTTCCGAACAAGGAAGAGAAGGCGAAAGCGCAGCGGGAGATTGAGGCGCGGTTATCCGATCATCTTGCAAATATCGATCTTGCGCAGATACAGGTTAACCAGCAGGAAGCGGCTCATCGCAATATCTTTATAGCCGGCTGGCGGCCATTTATAGGATGGTCGTGTGGGTTGGCGTTGTTTTATACTTATCTGGCTCAGCCCGTGTTGACATTTGTTCTGGTTCAGCGGGGGGTGTACGTGGACCTTCCCCCCGTGGACTTAGGGGCGATGATGCCGGTACTTTTGGGGATGTTGGGTCTTGGGGGTTTGAGGAGCTGGGAGAAGTACAAGGGAATTACTAAATGACGATTATGTGGTGGGACGAGTTGCCTGATGGGTTGCTAGGTTCTTCTGACAGCATGAAATTCACATTGGATTCCACGGGAGAATGGGAAGACGACAAAACCTATCCGACCGTGGGGACCACTATCAAGGTTACTGGTACCATCACGAGTCCCGCCGGGTATGATTGGAACATCAAGGTATCCTCGAGCCAGGGGTGGAAGAAGGAGTACGATGATATTCCCACCGGGCAGTCTGAGACATTTGACATAAAAACCAATTTTGGAGAAACCAAGATCACTATTAAGATATGGTCGGTCAACGGATCTGATGACGCCGGTGTAAGTGGTGAACTGCAAGTTAACTATTGAGTGGTGATGTAATGGCTAATGGAAGACCCTCTCTTGTAGACGAAATCATGCCTGCTCAGGGAATGCCTCTTGGTGGCATGACGGAGGAGGACATCGAGGTTGAGCAGATAGAAGAGCCGACCGGGATGATTGAGGAGGAAGACGGCTCTGTTGTTTTGAATTTTGAAAAGCAGATGCAGGAGCAGCTCCAGGCTGAGCCTGACGCCAATCTGGCGGAGGTTCTCGATGAGCGGGAGCTCATGAGGATTGCCAACGATCTGCTTGGTTTGTATAAGGACGATCGTGCCAGTCGTGATGACTGGGAAGACGCCTATGTAAATGGTCTAGGGTTGCTAGGCATTAAGTATGAGGAGCGTGAAGAGCCGTTCAGGGGTTCGAGCGGTGTTACCCACCCGTTGATTGCTGAGGCGGTCACCCAGTTCCAGGCACAAGCCTACAAGGAGCTTTTGCCCAGTTCAGGGCCGGTGCGCACACAGATTATAGGGGTTTCCACTCCTGAGACTGAGGCTCAGTCCGAGCGCGTCAAGGAGTTCATGAACTACCAGATCATCCATGTGATGGATGAATTCGACCCTGAGACTGATCGGTTGTTGTTTTATTTGCCGTTAGCCGGGAGTGCTTTCAAGAAAATCTACTTCGATGACCTTTTGGACCGGGCGGTGGCACGGTTTGTGCCGGCGGACGACCTGGTGGTTCCTTATAACGCGACCGATTTGAACTCCGCGGCCCGGATTACGCATGTAATTCGCATGTCGGAGAACGATGTTCGTAAGTTTCAGGCCGGTATGTTCTACCGGGAAGTGGAATTGGTGCCGTATGACGAGGACGATGAGGTCAGGGACAAGGAAAGAGAGCTGTCCGGTATTCAAAAAACCACAGATGACAAGGATTGTACGCTTTTAGAGGTGCATACGGACCTGGATCTACCTGGTTTTGAGCATATGCACCCTATCGATGGCGAGCCGACGGGCATAAAGCTGCCATATATCGTCACAATGGACGAAGGAAGCTCGAAAATCCTCTCTATCCGGCGAAATTGGCGTGAAGGTGACGATCTTTTCCGCAAAATCCCTTATTTCACTCATTACAAGTTCCTCCCGGGGCTTGGATTTTACGGTTTTGGCCTTTTGCACATGATTGGGGGGTTGGGGCGTTCCGCAACCTCCATTTTGAGGCAACTTATTGATGCAGGCACCTTGGCAAATCTTCCTGCTGGCTTCAAAGCTCGCGGCATCCGCATTCGTGATGCTGATGTACCTCTTTCTCCTGGTGAATTTCGTGATATTGACGTTCCTGGTGGAGTTCTCAGTCAAAGTATCCTCCCGTTGCCGTATAAGGAGCCGTCTCAGACCTTAATGCAGCTTTTGGGCTTTGTAGTTGCTGCTGGCCAGCGGTTTGCGGCCATTGCGGACTTGCAGGTAGGCGATGGCAACCAGCAGGCGGCGGTTGGGACCACGGTGGCACTCCTCGAGCGCGGTTCTAAGGTGATGTCGGCGGTCCATAAGCGGTTGCATTACGCTCAAAAGCTTGAATTTCAGATGTTGGCCAAAGTATTTGCCGAATCTTTGCCGCCCATGTACCCCTACAACGTATGGGGTGCTGAGACGCTGATAAAACAGGCTGATTTTGACGATCGTATCGATATCATGCCTGTCAGCGACCCCAACATCTTCTCGATGTCGCAAAGGTTGGCACTTGCGCAGACGCAGTTGCAGTTGGCTCAGACCAACCCGCAAATGCACAATTTGTATGAGGCTTACCGGCGTATTTATGAAGCCATTGGCGTTCCGAACATCGAGGGTGTTTTACCGACACCGACACCTCCGCAGCCCACCGATCCGGCGATAGAGAATGCTAAATCCATCATTCAGGAGACATTACAGGCGTTTCCGACGCAGGATCATGACGCGCACATAGCCGCTCACCTTATGTTTATGAAGACGCCAACGCCTGCTGCTACACCCGCTATTTTTGCGTTACTACAGGCGCATTTGTGCGAGCATATTGCGTTTAAGGCCAGAGGAGTTGCGCAAGCCGAGATGATGCAGCAAGCTCAGCAGATGCAACAGATGCAGGCTACGGGGCAGATTTCTCCGCAGGAGGCCCAGCAGCAAATGCAGGTGGACGTGGAGGCCAAGGTTGCGCAGTACATCGCGCAATACACCGAAGAGGTTATGGCCGTATTGCTGCCGCCGCCTGCCGGCGAGATTGACCCGCTTGTGCAGTTACGTGATAAGGAGCTCGACATTAAGGCTTTGGACATGCAGCGTAAAGCCGATGAGTTTTCTTCTAAGCAAGCGTTTGAGGAACAACGCGAGGCAGAACGTCAGGACTTGACCCGCGAGAAGATGGATTCGCAGGAGGATATTGCCCTGCTCAGGGCCGATGTTAACTTGGAAAGGATTGGCGAGATGGGAAGCGCTGGTCGAGGAGAATAGACATGGCTAAGAAGTGGATTCAGAAAGCTACGAGGGAAATGAAGCGGAAGGGGACTACTGGCTCCTTTAGTGCGGCAGCAAAACGCGCAGATAAGTCCACCGCGGGGTATGCTAACGAGGTATTGGCAAACCCTGATGATTTTTCGCCGACTACTCGTAAAAGGGCGCAGTTCGCCAAGAATGTGAGTGGCTTTGCTGAAGGTGGAACGGTGGATGTTCCACGTGGAACACAACTGAACAGAGGTGGTCTTGTGAAAAAGCCAAAGGAAATGGAGCATGGTGGAATGGCTTATGACGTCACGCATGGGTCCGAGGACGTTCCCATGGAGTGGGGTCGTAAGAAGCTAGATAGCGGTACTGAGCAGCTTATCCAAAGTACTGAATTTCAGGTTCGTGGTCGTTATTTCAACAACAATGACGGTAAGGGGACATTCTGATGGCTAAGAAGAAGCTTAACGAAAGCGGTAGAACCATATCTGATCAGGACCGTAAGAGGGCTAAAGCCTTGGCTAAGAAGAAGCTTAACGAAAGCGGTAGAACCATATCTGATCAGGACCGTAAGAGGGCTAAAAAGCCTACGAGGACATTCTGATGCCAAAAGGTGTTATTTACGATGACGAGATTTCCGCGCAAGAATATGCAGCCACAGTTCCAGGTGGAAGAGTAGAAAGTTCCCCCGATGGCTTTACTGTCGAAGTAGATGAAGTAGACGAACTAGGTTACATGGGCGGTGGAATGGTGCATGAAAAGCGTGGCCCTATCAAATACTCCAAAGGTGGGGCGGTCAAAGGTAAGAGCTTTTCAGGTTCCTACTAAGAGGACAAGCTGATGCCAGGACGTGGCGCTCCACCAGTATCAACGCCTCTGATGCGGTATAGGCAAGGAAATTTTGTACAGCTTCCTAGTGACGATTGGGTAGACACGGAGCCGTCTACCTATCTAAGGAATTTTTGATGGCTAGAGGATGGATACCCCCAGGTGGAGTGAAACTCCCCCCCGGAGCGCACCCACATACTCCCACTATCGGTGGGGGGTCCAATCCCCCGGGCCGGGGCGGTCAGAGGGGCCAATCCATATGGGACAAATCACGGGAGAAAGCCGCGGAACTGCGGTTGAAAGCAGCGCAAGATGCCGCCGGAGGTATCGCGGACTTAGCACAGGCGGCAGAGACCGGCATAACTTCTCTGCCAATGGACAAAGCAAGCCGGATGGAACGGGCGCGGCGCATGGGGTTTGGCGAAGAGGTTTTGTATCATGGAACGGGGGCGGATATTGATAAGTTTAAGGGGATAACGTGGAGTAGCGAAGAGCCGCTTTTAGCTAATAAATACGCAGCGACGCGAGGCAGCATGGGCGGCGATGACGTTGTGTATCCAATCAGGATAAAGCCGGGCAAATCGTTTGATGCCGACACGCTGCCCAAATATCTGACCCTAAACTTGTTTGCTAACGAATTGATAACGCAGGCGCTAAATGCGGGACACAAGGTGGACATGCCAAAAGCAAAGGAACAATTGGCGAAGATACGCGCCGCATTTATGCGAGAAGACGACGAAGCGATAATGCGGATCGTCAATGATGAGGAAAACCGAGAGAAGTACGGTGACGATTGGGTTGAGTCGTTTAGCCCCCAAAGGCGGGCGGCGAGAGTTAACCAGAAATTTGACAGACATAACTTTTGGTTTGAACCAGAAGAGATATTTGGCGAAGGCGGGGCGCAGGCAATTCGTGACCTAATGAGACTGGCTGGGTTTGATTCGATTAAAATGACAGAGCAGGGCCAGAAAACCATAGGCATTTTAAACCCCAAAAATATCCGTTCTAGTATTTCGGCAGAATATGACCCGGAACAATCAGAAAGTCTGGATATAACTAAAGCCCACGGCGGTTTTGTAGACAAGCCTTTGTATGAAAGGAATTTTTGATGGCTGACCCCGTAACGTTTGCATATTCTGTCCTCAGGGCCATCCAGGGCAGGATAAAGTTGACTGAAGATGCGATTTTACACGGTACTCCCAAGGACATGGAGAGTTACCGCCAATTGGTCGGCGAGCTGTCAGGGCTCGAGTTTGCCGAGCAAGAGGTCAAGGACACCCTGAGATCGGAGGATGACGAGTGAGTAGTCCCTTATTAGTACCTGAGCACATCGCAGAAAGTGAGAAAGCCGAACATTCGATAGCAAATGCCTATGTTGAAGAGAAAGATAGGTATCTAGACCCTTCCAGATTATCGAAAAACCTCAAGGAACGTCTGCCGCAGCCTACGGGCTGGAGGGTTTTGGTAATGCCCTATATGGGCAGAGCCACCTCAGACGGTGGCATCCACATTCCAGATGTTGTACGAGAAAGGGAAGCTTTAGGTACCGTTGTTGCCTATGTTCTTAAAATTGGTCCATTGGCCTATAAAGATTCCGCAAAATTTGGGGATATGGGTTCGTGGTGCGAGGAAGGCCAATGGATTTGCATTGGTCGTTATGCCGGTTCTAGGTTTAAGCTAGATGATGGCGAAGTGCGTATCATCAATGATGATGAGGTCATTGCTACTATTATCGATCCTGATGATATTAAACATGTCTAGAAAGCAGAAAGGAGCTATGGGAAAAATGACATGCCTCCTGAAGAAAAAGATATTGATGTAGGGGATTCTGAAGAATCCTCAGTAAATGTTGATTTAAACCCCGAGACCGAAGCCGAAGAGCCGAAAACCGAAGCCCTAGAAGTCTCCACTCAAGATGAAGAGTTGGAGGAATATAGTGTTGGGGTTAAGACTCGAATAGGCGAACTCACCAAACGTTTTCGTGAAGAAGAGCGCCAGAAGCAGAGCGCCATTCAGTTTGCGGAAAACGTCAAGCAAGAAAACGATTCTCTTAAAAAACGCATAGATGACCTAGATAAGGGTTATCAAAAGCAGTTTGGAGATCGTGTCGAGTCTCAGTTGGACACGGCTAAGAGAATTTTAAAAGAAGCGCATGAAAGCGGTGATGTAGATAAGCTTGTAGAGGCTCAAGAGGCCCTTTCCAGTCTTACTTATGAAAAAGGCACTTTAGCCAGGGCGCAACGTGAAGAACCTGCACAATCTGCGCCACAGACTCCATCTCAGCCACAGACCCCTGCACCGCCAGATCCTAAGGCGGAAGCGTGGGCTGCCAAAAATAACTGGTTTGGCCAGGATGAAGTTATGACATATGCCGCTTTTGGTGTGCATAGACGGTTAGTGGAGGATGATGGGTTTGATCCCTCCTCTGACGAGTATTATTCTGAACTTGACAGTAGGATGAGGTCGGAGTTCCCACATAAGTTCGACCAGAAACCTAGGTCAAACGGGGGAAGCCGTAAGGTTGCGTCAGCCGAGGCTTCTGCATCCCGCAATAAGAGCAGTGGACGAAAAACTGTGCGGCTATCGCCTTCACAGGTTGCGATTGCCAAGAGGCTGAATGTGCCTCTTGAAGAATATGCAAAATACGTGAGGGATTAGCCATGAATGAAATTGAAAACACAGTTAGCCAGAAAACCACTAGGACGCCACGCGCAAATCAAACTCGTGCAAAGCAAGCACGCAGAGAACCTTGGAAACCACCGTCCATATTGGACGCTCCCCCTCCACCTGAGGGCTACAAGCACAGGTGGGTGAGAGCCGAAGTGATGGGTTTTGATGACCGCAAGAACATAGCCGCTCGTATTCGTGAAGGCTATGAGCTTGTTCGCGGTGATGAATATCCGGACTTCGAAGCGCCGACCATCGAAGATGGGAAACATGCCGGTGTGATTGGAGTAGGAGGATTGCTTCTAGCCAGGGTTCCTCTCGAAATCGTTGAAGAACGCAAAAGTTATTTTCAGGGTATGACCCGCGATCAAATGACTGCTGTCGATAACGACCTTGCTCGTGAGCAGCATCCGGCGATGCCGATCAGTCAACCTGAGCGGCGTTCAAGTGTGACTTTAGGCGGTCCTCGTAAAGAAGAGGACTAGGGAGTTAATTTAAATGGCTAACATCAATGGTAGTTTTGGCCTGAGACCTCTAAGTAAACTGGGGTCGAATGCCAATTCCACTGGTGTATCTGGCTACACAATGTATGAAATTGCAAACGGCAATACCAACAAGCTTTATCATGGCATGCCCGTCATACCCCTATCTACGGGGTACATAGATCTTTGCGGGGCGGCTGCTGGTGGGACTGTTGGGTTGTTGGGCGCTTTTCAGGGTTGTGAGTATGTAGATTCCACCACTGGAAAAACGGTATGGAAAAATTATTGGCCTGGCAGCGGAGCGGACAGCAATCATCCCGTAAAGGCGTTTATTGCTGATGATCCGATGCAACTGTTTGTAGTTGCAACGGACGCTACGTGGACTAGTAAGGCCACAGCATTGGCAGCTAGGTTTGCGAATGCTAATTTTTCCACGGCAATAACTGGCACAGATTCAACTGGCATTTCTCTGGGGCGATTGGCTATCAGTACGATCAATACCACCAATACTCTTAATATGAGAATCATGGGGTGGGTGGACGATCCAGAGAACGCAGATTTTGGCGCAGCCGGCATTGGTGCCATCGTACGGTTGAACAACCACTTCAACAGTCCTAACGGCGCTGCTGCTGGTGGTACTGTTTCAACCACTGGCATATAGGAGTATTGAGAAATGGCTATTAGTAGAGCTCAACTAGCTAAAGAGCTAGAGCCTGGCCTTAATGCTCTGTTTGGTTTGGAGTACGCCAGGTATGACAATGAAGCTAAAGAGATTTATGACACTGAATCTTCGGAACGTGCTTTCGAAGAAGAAGTGATGCTCTCTGGCTTTGGGGCGGCTCCTGTGAAGTCGGAAGGGACGGCGATCTCTTTTGATGATGCGCAGGAAGCCTACACGGCAAGATATACGCATGAGACTATCGCTCTTGCATTCTCAATTACTGAGGAAGCAATTGAAGATAATCTGTATGACCGTCTTGCTTCACGTTACACGAAAGCTTTGGCTCGTAGCATGGCCAACACCAAACAGGTGAAGGGTGCAGCTACGCTGAACAATGCTTTTGATAGCAGTTTCCCAGGCGGCGATGCCAAAGAGCTGTGTGCGACGGACCATCCTCTGGTGAGTGGTAACACTCTTCGGAATGAGCCTAGCACCGCCGCTGACCTGAACGAGACTAGCCTCGAGAACGGCCTGATCGACATTGCTGCATATGTTGATGAGCGTGGTTTGAAGGTAAGTGTTCGTGGAATGAAACTGGTTGTTCCGCCGGCAGGACAGTTCATAGCGGATCGACTGCTTGAGTCCACTCTTCGTCCGGGTACGGCAGACAATGACATCAACGCTGTTCGCAACATGGGAATGTTGCCGCAGGGTTATGTCATTAACCACTATCTCACTGATACCGATGCTTGGTTCATCAAAACTGATGCACCTCGTGGGTTTATCCATTTTGAGCGGATGTCCATGTCCACCAAGATGGAAGGTGACTTTGATACTGGTAACGTACGATTTAAGGCTCGAGAGCGTTATAGCTTCGGGTACTCAGATCCACGTTGTGTCTACGGTTCGCCTGGTGCGTGATTTGTGATGTATCGAAGGGGGCGTTCTTCGCCCCCTTCATTTAACTGGGAACTATAAGTTCTAGAGACTGCCCCAGCAGACGCTTACAAGACGCTAGAACAAAACCTTTGTAAGGAGGTTAGCCGAGATGGCTAATACAACTTTTAATGGTCCGGTTCGTTCAGAAAACGGATTCGAAGTAATCAATATTGCGTCAGGAACGGGTGCTGTCACGAATACTTTTGACATTGCCTCTACGGGAATTGTAACTGACAAATACATAAAGCATGTTGGTTTGGCTACAGGCGTAACGGTCAATACGACTGCTGGCGATAGTCCCGCTATCGGCGAGTTTACGCAGCCTGCCAATACCATCATGACCGATATCAAGATTTTCTGTGTCACTGCTCCGGTTATTGGAACGGGGGATATTGGATATGAGGTAGGTACTAGTAGCTCTGGCGCTCAGATTGTTGCGGCCATAACAGATGAGATTCTGGATGGTGGAACTACCGTTGTGGTAGGCAACGTAACTACGACTACTTTGGTTGTTCAGACCCAAAATACGACAACTGCCCCAGCTTCTGTGCAATACGCTTCTGCTGAACGAACTATTTATTGCAATATCACCAACACAGTGGATGCCACTACGGCAGGCTCTTTTACGTTCGTCATTGAGTATGTGCAGGTTGCATAACTAGGTTAGGGGGCTCGCCCCCTTCCTTTTTAAAAGGAGCTTAAAATGGCTGACGCTGTTACTTCAACGACCGTTGATGACGGCCCTCGAAAGGCCGTTATGTACTTCACCAATACCAGCGACGGGACTGGGGAATCTGCCGTTACAAAGGTAGATGTATCCGCCTTGGGCGCTTATCCGGATGGTGCAGGTGTTACCTGCACCGGAGTTCGTATAACCAAGGTTTGGTATTCCACTGTAGGGATGGGAGTTAAGGTTCTGTGGGATGCAACCGCAGATGTTATTGCGCTTCAACTCCAGGCTGACTGGAGCGACACTCTAGATTTCTCTTCTTTCGGTGGGCTACCCAATGCATCGGGTTCCGGAAAGACCGGGGATATTCAATTTACAACTGTTGGACACACATCTGGGGACACCTACTCCATAGTTCTGGAGATGGTGAAAGAGTTCTAATGGCTGATGACAGCCTAGAACGCCGGAATGAGCTGGAACTCGTCAAGATCAAAGGCGAGCTTAAATTGATGTCAGAGAAGATCGAGGTTTTGAAAACCAACGACATTTTTCATCTTCAAAGATCTATTGACACCATGTCAAAAGTTCTATGGGGAGTGGGCTTTTTGATAGTAGGACAATTAGTGATCGCAATCCGCCTCGCTATTTGGCCTTGAGGAGGAAACATGGCGACATCTGGATCGGTCGACTTCAACCTAGATATGGCGGAAGTTACCGAGGAAGCCTTTGAGCGATGCGGCCTTGAACTTCGTACTGGATATGATTCAAAAACAGCTCGTAGGTCGTTAAACCTCCTGTTCGCTGATTGGGCGAACAGAGGGCTTAACTTATGGACAGTTGAGCAGATTTCCCAAGCGATGGCTCAATTGTCTACTTCCTCCGCCGTTGCTACTTACCCCATAGGAACCATAACCGCCACCGTTGGCGCCTCTGGCAGTTTTTCTATTGGAGAGACCATTACTGGCGGCAGCAGTGGGGTAACCGCCGAAATTATCACTAAGCCGTCCGGTACGACCATGACCTTGACGGTCCCCAGTGGGGCTTTTACCACATCCGAGACAATTACCGGATCAAGTAGTTCCGCTAGCACTACCATCAGTGCCGATCCGTCTCTTGCTGATGTGCAGGCCACGGTTGATGTGCTCGAGGCTGTAATCCAAAGAGATAGTGAGGATTTGTCTATAACGAGGATGAGCCGGCAAGAGTATTTGAGTATTCCTAAAAAGACTACACAAGGTCGGCCAACGGAGTTCTATGTTGATAGACAGATAACCCCAACTATTACCGTATGGCCCGTACCAGAGAATTCTACGGATACGATAATTTATTACCGCATGAAACGCCTGGAAGATGCGGATGCTGCGGTCAACACAGCCCAGATACCTTTCCGATTCCTGCCCTGCCTGGTTGCTGGTCTCTCTTACCAGATAGCTCTTAAACGTTCCCCCCAGAGGATTGATGCGTTAAAAATGATGTATGAAGAGGAGTTCCAAAGGGCTTCCTCTGAAGACATAGACCACGGCGTACCTCTTAGACTGGTTCCAAGTTACGCTTCATTGAGGATTTAGGATGCCTAGATTCGCCAGTGGGAAACATGCATTAGGGATCTCAGATCGATCCGGAAGGGCCTACCACCTTAACGATATGATTAAGGAGTGGAACGGTCTTTTAGTAGGAAGGGATGAATACGAGCCTAAACAGCCTCAGTTAACTCCAAGTCCTCACAGGTCAGATCCTCAAGCTTTAAGAATCAGCAGGCCGGATCGTACGGAACCTCCGGTAACGGTTTTGTTGCCCTTTAACCCGTTTGAATCTTCCTCGAGTGGGTCAGATGTAATAACCGTAACGGAACCCGGGCACGGTAGAAGCACAGGGGACACCGTACGCTTTAGAGATGCGGAAGCTTTTGACGGGTTTACGGAAGCAGTTCTTGAGATTGCTGCTGGTCGAACTATAACCAAGGTAGATGACGACACATATACTTTTACCGCGAGCAGTGGAACTGCCACTGTAGGTAATACTAGAGGGGGAGGAGGTTTCGCCTCCGCTGGCCCGGTAACCGTGAGCGCATAAAATGGCCTTTACATTTACGACATTAAAAACTGCGATAGAAGACTACACAGATAACTCAGAGTCTACGTTTGTTAGTCAATTGACCAGGTTTATTCTAAACGCAGAAGAGAGAATTCTAAAAGAATGCCAACTGGATGTGTTTCGCAAAAATGTTGCCGGCTCTTTAACTGCGTCAAATAAATTTTTAACGAAACCCACTGATTTCTTGGCTCCTTTTTCCTTGAGCGTTGTAAATAGCTCAAATAATGAGTTTCTCCTGTATAAGCAAGTGACGTTTGCTCAGGATTACACACCCAATCCGGCTACGGAGGGTGTCCCTCTTTATTACGCCGATTGGAATGATGAAACTCTGCTTGTAGCCCCAACCCCAAGCAGCGCCTTAAATGTCGAGCTGCATTACTTTTATAGACCGGAATCCATAACGGCGGCCAGTAGTGGTACGACATGGCTTGGGGACAATGCCGAGCTCGCCTTGTTGTATGGAGCTTTAGTGGAGGCATATATCTTCATGAAAGGGGAACAGGATATTTTGTCTGCGTATGAAAGCCGCTTCCAGGAATCCATCAGATGGCTTAAAAATCTTGGGGAAGGTATGCAGACTAGAGATGAGTACAGGTATGACCGTGTTAGAAGGGATGTGGCTTAGGTTAAAAACCTTGGGGACAGGTATGCCTGCATTAGAAAACCAGTTACCTAAAATATCTTCTAAGGACCCTTCTTTAAAAGGTTCTTCAGTAGCGATTGTAGGTTTAGGGGGCTCTCAAGGGATATTTACTTCTTCAGTAGCCAATGGGAAAGATTATGATGAAGTGTGGGCTATCAACTCAATGATGGCTCCTATAAAGCATGATCGAGTTTTTATGATGGACCCTCCCTCTAGATTTTTAGATACAGAAAATGCTGGGAACCAGACAGTAGCCCTTAGAAAATGTTTGGCCATCCATCCAGGACCAATTTACACATGTGTTCTGGATAAAAGAGTGCCAGGGTGTGTTTTGTACCCTTTGGAAGAAATAGTGAAGGCGACGGGTCTTTGTTATTTTAACAATACAGTTCCTTATGCGATTGCGTTTGCCCTGTTTCAAGAAGTTGAAAAAATATTTCTTTACGGGATTGATTACTCCTATAAAACCGATGTTCATATGGCTGAGGCTGGCCGAGCGTGTACGGAATTTTGGCTGGCGTGTTGCGTTAATTATGGGATGAAAATTGAAGTAGCTTTCTCTTCATCTTTGTTGGATACAAATGTCCCAGAAAATGAAAGATTATATGGGTATCACAGACTTGAAGATCCTATGGTAATGCAAATAGAAAACAACCAGCTTACGGTAACTAAACAGTCGGAAGCTTCTCCCCCCGAGCCCGTTGATTCACTTAAAGGGCTTTATGACAGGAACGATAAAATTGTTCCTTTTGAAGCAGTTTCCTAATGCTTACTATTGACGCTTCCGCAAAGACGGGGATGGTTGATGTTGTAACTAGCGATAATGGAGGTTTTCCATTAGAGAAAGTGGTGGATATGGCGTTAAACAAGCTGATAAATGTTTCTGAGGGGGCTCCGGCTCCTATTAGAGACCAAGCTTTTGCTTTTAGGTCAAGTCTTAGAGGAGTATTGGATTTTTATATTAAAATGGCAGTTGAACAAGATAGGGCTACGTTGTGCTATAAGCTGAGAAAATCAGGACACTCAGATTTAGCTAATCATTTAAGGAGTTTGTGAAATGGCAATAACTAACGCAATGTGCAGCAGCTTTAAGAAAGAGCTTCTAGAGGCTGTGCATAACTTCAAACTGAGTGGAGGGGACACCTTCAATCTGGCCCTATATGCTATTGGCAGCGGGGGCAAAAGTAGTACGACAGCTACTCTTGGTGCCGCAACTACAGTTTTTGTTACTACGGGAGAAGTGGCTAGTAGTGGCTCGTATGTTACAGGTGGAACGGCACTTACCCGTATAGACCCAAGTCTTGATGGAACCACGGGGATAACGGATTTTGCTGACCATAGTTACACTACGGCTACTATAACGGCTCGCGGGGCTCTTATTTATAACGACACTGATTCTAACAAGGCCGTTTGTGCGTTGGATTTTGGTGGCAATAAGACAAGTACGGCAGGCACTTTCACTGTGCAGTTTCCTGCCGCCGCTGCTTCTACCGCAATTATTCGAATTGCTTAACGGGTAGTAGTGTTTTGGCTAGTGTCACTGGTTGGGGAAGAGGTACTTGGGGGTCCTCCTCGTGGGGGCAACAACTTCCTGTTGAAGTTACCGGTGTCGGTGCAACTGGGGCTGTTGGAACCGCCGATGCGACGGGAACTTCCGTTACAGTTCCGACAGGTGTCAGTGCAACTGGAGCCGTTGGAACCGCAACCGTTACTCCAAGTATTGAAGTTACTGTAACTGGAGTTTCTGCCACAGGTGCAATAAGTACGGTTAATGTTTGGGGCATAATTGATGCTTCGCAAACGTCCGGATTTAGCGAGATCGATGCGGCACAAACACCGGATTGGACACAAATAGCTGCATAGGAACGGATTATGGCTTCATCGTATACGACAAATTTTGGCATCGAGGAGATGGCAACCGGTGATCAAAGCGGAGATTGGGGAACCACTACCAACTTCAATTTTGACATCCTCGATCGCATTACGGCTTACAAGGCGGTTGCCTTGTCCGATGCCTCGACAGCCACCCTCACTGTTCGAGAAGCTTCCCCCGGATCGGGCACTGAAAATCTTCAGGATGGGATGTTCAGAGTCATTAAGTTTACCGGGTCGTTAAGTCAGAACTGCACAATTACGATAGCGCCTAATACCACGACTGCCTTTTTTGTTTTCATCGATGGAACTTCTGGCGGCTTCTCTTTAATTTTTAGCCAAGGCAGCGGAGCTAATTACACGTTAGCCAGTGGCACTCGTGCCCTGGTTTATTGTGATGGAGCAGGAAGCGGCGCGGTAGTTGCCCCAGCCCTTGTGGAACCGTTGACCACACGGGGGGACATCGTTGTACGAAATGCCTCCAATTTAACGGCCCGTTTGGCCGTAGGTTCGGCAAGCAATGTAGTGCTGACGGATGGGACTGATGTCTCGTGGGGACAGGTAAGTTTGACGGCAGGAGTAACCGGAACCCTCCCCGTAGCGAACGGAGGTACGGGGGCAACCAGCTTAACCGATGGTGGCGTGTTGCTGGGCTCGGGAACCGGAGCGGTGACTGCCTTGGCCGTTTTGGCCGACTCCGAAATGATTGTTGGAGATGGCTCCACGGATCCCGTTGCCGAAAGCGGAGCTACCCTGCGGACCTCAATTGGAGTTGGAACAGGAGATAGTCCGCAATTCACGGCGGTGAACATTGGAGCTGCCACTGATACAACCCTGGCTAGATCAGGTGCTGGTGACCTAACGGTAGAAGGTAACGCAATTTATCGAGCCGGTGGCACCGACGTCCCTGTAGCTGATGGGGGAACGGGGGCAAGCTCATTAACCGACGGGGGTGTCCTGCTGGGCTCAGGTACTGGTGCCATTACGGCGATGTCAGTATTGAGTGATGGACAAATGATCGTTGGGGATGGTTCCACTGATCCAGTGGCCGAGTCAGGAGCTACCTTACGGACCTCGATTGGGGTTGGAACAGGAGATAGTCCGCAATTTACAGCAGTAAATATTGGTGCTGCTACTGACACAACTCTAGCGAGGTCGGGTGCGGGAGATTTGACTGTCGAGGGTAATGCCATCTATCGAGCGGGAGGGACGGATGTTCCTGTAGCTGATGGAGGGACGGGGGCAAGTACCTTAACGGCGAATTCTGTATTACTCGGAAATGGCACCTCAGCACTCCAGATGATCGCACCGTCGACATCGGGAAATGTTTTGACTTCTGATGGCAGTACTTGGGCAAGCGCTGCGGCGGGTGGTGGTGGTTCCTGTGTATGGTTAGGTAGTCAAGTAGTTACAACTGGTTCAGAAGTTACATTTACTTCTTTGATAGATGACTCCGTTTATTTTGCATATAAATGGCATCTGTATATAGCCCCAGACTCCGCCTCAAAATTACTTATGCAGTTCAGTGAAGACAATGGATCAAGTTATGTTTCGTCTAATTATATATGGCAGCTTGGAACGCTGGGTGACGTTAGTGGTGCAAATGACAATTGGAAGAATGCTGAATATTCAAATGGTGACTCGGCCATACGCCTGACTATGGCCGGTGCTCAACAATTGGATTCAACCACTGGTCGTTATCTATCTATGGAAATTACAATGGAACATCCTGAGTGCCCCGGTACTACATCATATTTAGCGCAAGCCCAAGTAGTTTTTGATGGGTTTATTAATAGTGGGGGGCAAGCTTTTAGATACATAGGTGTAGGTAATAGTAGAGGAGCCGGTCTCACTTTTGTAGTAGATGCCGTTAAATTTAAATTAGAAGTAGATAACTCCACCGATCCAGTTGATTTCAGAGATTGTTTTATCCATATGTACGGATTCAAGAATTCAGCATAAAAAGGAGAGAAAAATGAGATATTTAATTGTAGCTGATTGGGATGAATCTTTTCATGTGACTAGAAGTAATACTGTGGATACAGAAGAAAACGCACAGGCTCTTGTAAATAGATTAATCAATGAATTACCAGTAGCTAAAAGAGCACCCAATTCTTTTTATGTGGAGATGCCAGCAAAAGGATGGGATATTAAGTATGTTGTTGTTGATCCATCTACAAAAACGATTACATATAGTGCTACGCAAGAATCAGCAGATACTCTTGCGCAGCAATTCAAATATCTTAGAGACGAAAGAAATCACTTTTTAGAAGATACTGATTGGGTGTCTATTAGGGCTTCCGATGCTGGGACAGAGATCCCGAGCGATTGGAAAACTTATCGCCAAGCTCTTCGTGATCTGCCTGCCAATACCCCTGATCCAGCTAATCCTACTTGGCCTGTAGCGCCCGCATAATTATAGGAACGAGTTATGGCTTCCACATTTACAACTAATTTCGGCTTCGAAGAAGTAGCTACTGGAGAACAGTCAGGGACTTGGGGGGTAACCACCAACTTCAATTTTGACATTCTTGATCGAATAGCTTCTTACGGGTCAGTCGCTCTCTCCGGTACTACACATACCTTAACAGTCAGGGAAGCCTCCCCGGGCCAAGGCACAGAAAACCTTCAAGATGGTATGTACCGGGTTATTAAATTCACCGGTGCTCTTGGTGCAAATAACACGGTCACTGTGGCCCCCAACACGTCTGCGGCTTTCTTTATCTTTACCAACTCAACTACTGATTCCGGGTCCAGCGGTCCCTACAGCGTAGTCATCAGTCAAGGCAGTGGGGCAAATATAACCATCACTAATGGGGCGAGCGCCATTGTGTATTGTGATGGGGCCGGTAGCGGAGCCGCTGTTGTCAACGCTTTATTGAATCCTGTTTTTGGAAAGGTAAGTGCTAACGCTGACACCGCTGCTGGTGATGATGCGACGATGGGATATACCGCCGCGGAAGGTCTTATTCTGACCGGGCAGGGATCGACGAACGACATCACAATAAAGAACGATGCGGATGCGGCTGTCCTGGTTATTCCAACGGGCGCGACAAATGTAGATATCGTTGGAGATGCTACCGCCGCGACATTCAAACCGGATGGGGATACCTCCGCTAGCGACACTGCTGCTATTGGTTACACCTCTGCCGAGGGATTAATCCTCACCGGCCAAGGGTCCACTAACGATGTAACGATTAAAAACGATGCCGATGCCGATGTAATTACGATTGCGACTGGTGCAACAAACGTAGATATCGTAGGGGATGTCACTGCCTCCACAGTAAATGCTGATGGAGATACGGCTGCGGCAGATAATGCAGCAATGGGATATACCGCCGCAGAAGGGCTAATTTTAACCGGGCAGGGCTCGACCAACGACGTAACCATCAAAAATGACGCTGACGCAGCGGTTATTAAAATCGCAACGGGTGGAACGGGCGTAGAGATAGTTGGCGCGTTGACTTTGGGAACTGATCTGAGCGTAGCCAATGGGGGAACTGGAGCATCTACGCTAACGGCTAATTCCGTGTTGCTTGGGAATGGGACCTCTGCCCCCCAGATGATAGCCCCATCGACATCCGGCAATGTTTTGACTTCTGATGGCACTACCTGGGCAAGTGTTGCGGGGGGTAAGGTACTACAGGTTGTTACCGGAACAACGACTACTCAAGTCGACACAGACAGTACGACTCTTGTTGACACTGGGCTTAGTGCGGCGATTACCCCCTCTGCCACATCCAGTAAAGTCCTATGCTTAGTCTCTCAAAGTGTGTCTCATTTTGGCCGGTCAGAAGGCAGACTGGTCCTTCTGAGAGCCACAACAAATATTTATGACACCATACAAATTGGTGATGCCGACGATCAGCGCACGTTACATTTTGCGGCGTTTTTGGATTCTCCATCTACGACAAGTGCGACCACATATAAAACACAGATGTCGAGATATGATCAGGTAGGGACCATTAACATTCAAAAAAATTCCAGTGGTTCGGCGGGTAAATCAACAATCGTTTTAGTGGAGATCGGAGCATGAGTTATTTAGAGACAGGTTCGGTAATTGAAGCCATCAAGGCGATTAACCCAGACGCGGGATGCTCTGTCGTTGACAACGACCCCGACAGAATCACCTGGGACAACGAAGCTGACGTGATTTCAAAGGCGGATATTTTGGCGAAGGTGGAATCTTTCCAGTATTTCAGCAAAAGAAAAGATGAATATCCTGAACTGAAGGAACAGCTCGACCAGATATATCATGATTTTGATGGATGGAAAGCGAGCATCAAAGCCATTAAAGATAAGTATCCGAAAAGTGTTTAGACCCATTCAGAGATACCAGGCCGGTGGTCCTGTGACCGAGGCCGATCTTATAAATCTTGGCTTGACGCCAGAGCAGGCTGCTGGGCAATTAGCCCTTCTCGAGGAAGGGTCGACAGATACCGTGCCGCAAGGGACCACTGTGGCGCAGGGACTCACCGTGCCGGCACCTACAGTTAAGTCGAATCCTCTTATAGGTCCGAGCTTAAATCTTATTGGTTCACAAATACCTGCCGGGGCTATTTCCAAACTGGGATTAGATCCTCTTATTTCCGGCCTGAGCAATATAGGTACCAAGGTCAGTGGAGGGATAAGCAGTCTTGGGACTAAGTTGGGATTGGTTTCTCCCGCCGCTCCCCTATTTCCGGGGGCGGCTTTTGGGTCTATGCCCGCCTCTTTTGCCGGGGGTTTGTATGGACCAGCAGGAGCGCTATCGATGGCCGGTCCTGCGGCAGCGCCATTTGCGGCAGCTTTGCCTGGGTTGGGGGTTGGTCTGTTGGTTCTTCAAGCAGCCATGGCTCCTAAAATAACCCCTAAACAACGGGCGGAGAAAGCTAATTGGGATTACCAGAACTTCCTCAACATGCGCCCGGATGTACGCGATCTCCGACGGGAAGGCGGTGCTGGCGGAGGCGGTCCGTTTGTCGACCCTAAAAGCAAGTTCTTAAAGCAAATGATGAAGAACGCCTTATTTGCTCAGAACCAGGGAGCTGGGGATCTGCTTTTACCGCAACTGCAACAAGGTATCGGGGGCATACAATTTAATATTGGTGGAGAGAAAGGTGACCAACGGGAAGGCTTATTCGTACCACGGGTGGTACGTCAAGAGGGGCAAGGACGAAAGCAGTTCCTTACGGGGGCGAATATCAGGGACAGACTAGGGCTTCCTGCCGTGCAGGGACTTCCACCTCCCCGCGTTTACAGGGACCCGCAAGGTGGACGTGAATAGATATGCCTTTATTTAAAATCTCCTTCAAGCCGGGTGTCAATCGAGAGAGCACCTCCTATGCCAATGAGCAGGGTTGGTACGACTCCGACTTGATACGGTTCAGGAAAGGTCGACCGGAGAAAATCGGCGGCTGGACCAAGCTTAGCAGCGGTACCATTGAAGGGACCGTCAGGTCTTTGTTCGCATGGTCGGCTCTCGATGCCTCCAAATTCATGGGCGTTGGCACTGACTCCAAGTTTTATGTAGAGGAAGGCGGGTCTTATAACGACATTACACCTTTGCGTTCCACAACCACGGGAACCGCGACTTTTGCCGCGACCAATGGCTCTGCGACCCTGACGGTTACGGATGCTTCTCATGGAGCCATCGCCGGGGATTTCGTAACTTATAACAGTGCGGCCTCCCTGGGAGGCAATATCACGGCAGCAGTGTTGAACCAGGAATACGAGATTCAGACGGTTCCAACGTCCAACACCTATACGATTACGGCAACCGCTACAGCCAACGCATCTGACACCGGTACCGGTGGTGGCAGCACCGTAGCCAAATATCAGTTGAGCATCGGTCTGGTGACGGCCTCCAGTGGAACAGGCTTTGGGGCAAGTCTTTTTGGCGGCGTAACGACATCTTTTTCAGAAACCACGCTGAACGGGGACATTTCCGATTCGGCTACGTCGATAATTCTGACAAGTGCGGCTCTGTTTGAAACGGCTTCCACGTCAATTTCCGCTAATGTGGCTATAGATGAAACAGGGGCTATAACCCTGGCGGACGCTTCCGGGCTCCCTGACATAGGGACCATAAAGATAGGAAGCGAAAACATTGGCTATGCCAGCAAATCAGGGAATGTCTTAAATGATTTAAGTAGGGGAGCGGATGGCACAACCGCAGCCGCGCATAGCAGTAGTGCGAGTGTAACCTTCATTGGGCTGATTTTAATTGACCAGGAGCTTATCCAATACACCGGAAAAACCAGCCAGACTCTGGATGCTGGTGTTGTAAGGGGGGTAAGAGGCACGACCGCAGTGGCCCACAGTGATGGTGATGCTGTGAAGGAAGCTAATTCTTTTGTCACTTTTGGCGGTGCGTCAGCTGTTAATATCACCGATATTCTAAGACTTTGGCCCCAGGACAACTGGGGAGAAGACCTGATTTTCTGCGTCGCCGACAGCACTCCTTATTACTGGGACAAAACCCTGGGCCTTAACACCAGAGCCACTACTTTTGCCTCCCAAACCGGGGCCTCGGATGCTCCAACCCTTACCAGGCAGATTCTGGTTTCCAGCGTAGACCGCCATATCATCTGCTTAGGGTGCAACCCCATTTCGGAAACTGCTCAGGATTTGATGATGGTTCGCTGGTCCGACCAGGAATCACCTTTTGACTGGACGCCTACGGCCACCAACACCGCTGGCAGCCAGCGTATTTCCGCAGGGTCTGAGATTATTGCCGGGATTAGAACTCGGCAGGAAACCTTGATTCTCACCGACACGTCTTTGTACTCCATGCGGTTTGTGGGTCCACCTTTTACGTTTGGTTTCGCTATGATTTCCAACAACGTATCAGTGCTGTCCCCCAACGCCATTGCGAGCATCGGCGACAAGGTTTTCTGGATGGACTTGGAGAACTTTTACGCCTACACGGGGCGTTTGCAGACGCTTTCGTGCACCGTCCTACGGTACGTGTTCGATGACATTAACCTCGAGCAGGCCAGAAAATTCTTTGCTGCTCCCAATCGCTTGTTTGACGAGATCTTCTTTTTCTATGTGTCCTCCTCGGCTACCGAGATAGACCGGTACGTCAAGTTCAACTACACCGAAGGAACCTGGGACATAGGTACTTTGGCCAGAACCGCCTGGGTTGATGCCGGTATCCACCAAAAGCCGAGAGGAGCTGGGCTTGTCAGCGAGACCTCGTTTGTATTCATTCACGAGAATGCCGAGAGCGATGACGGCTCAGCCATGACCTCTTATATAGAGTCCTCTGACTTTGACCTTCAAGACGGCAACAACTTCATGTTCGTAAGCAAGATTATTCCGGACATAGAGCTCTCCGGGACGGATGCGGAAGTCAGTTACATCCTTAAAACCCGGGACTTCCCCAGCAGCACAGCGGTTACCGAGGCGACGGCCTCCGTGCTGGCCGCGACTACAAAGGCCGACGTACGCGCCCGTGGTCGAACGGCGGTTTTAAGGATATCCAGCGCCAGCACGACTACGGCTTGGACGTTGGGCGAAACCAGGCTTGATATACGCCCGGATGGGAGAAGGTAATGGCTTCCCTACTTGACCATAATTTCCCTGAAGTCCCTGAAATCTACGATCCTGACGTTTTCGCCAGAATCATGAGGGATTTGGAGATGGCCCTGACCAAGATTGAGTTCCCCGAAATAGTCAGCGGCGTGGATGACACCAACTCAATGACCTGGTTCATTGAGTAATGGCCTCCGCCTACAAAAATGCGGCTGCTTTGGTAGGGGCGACCGGAAATGTCACCATATACACCTGCCCCTCGGCCACTGAGGCTATTGTAAAAAACATCAATTTGTTCAATAGTCATAGTGGGGCAATCGTTGTTTTGACTAAAATAAACGATAGCTCCGCCTCGACATTGATAACGCTGGATAGTACCAGCATGGCGTCAGACGCCGAAACGTCTCTCACCGGTCCTTTTGTCCTCGAGGCCGGCGATACGCTGCAATTAAATTGCGACACCGCAAGTAAAATTTACGTCTTTGCTAGCGTATTGGAGCTTTCTTGATGAGAACAGGACCGAAGTTAATTGGTGAGCCTACCTATAAATCAATAGCAACCGGCTTAGGCACCTTGGGGCGCTATGGCGACAACTACATGGTTCACGCCAGTGACGGCGAGACCGTTGTTCCTGGTGATGTTCTAGAAGCCAACCCCCCGCTAAAGGAAGCTCTGTTCCAGCAGATGCGCATGATGGGGGTGGAAGACCCCAATCGTTACGTGGTTGGGAATGACCTGAATTCAATCAACCCTGTAACAGGGCAGCCTGAGTTTTTCTTCAAGAAGCTTTTCAAGAAGATTCTCCCCATAGCGGCTCCCATCATAGGCAACCTGATTTTGCCTGGCATGGGTGGTCCTATTGCTTCAGCTCTGGCGACTAAACTAACCGGGGGTTCGACCAAAGATGCGCTTATGGCCGGGTTGTTTGCTGGCGGCACGCAAGCCTTAATGGGCGGCATTGGTGGTATGGGCAAGAACGGGGTAGGGTTCATGAAAGGTGCTCAATCATCGTTAGGACAGATGTTCAGGTCACCATCAGCCGCATGGCAGCAGGGCATTTTTGGCGGTGGTACCTTAGGCAGTGCTTATGGGGCCACTATGGGGAGAGGAATACCGGGCGCGGCTCGTACATCTGGAGCACCGGTTCTTGCAGCTCATCCTTTAAGTGACGCTAACATCGGGCTAAGTAGGGCGCCAATTAACACACGTATTCATGGAGGCGGAGGTGATCCTAAATTTTGGACCGGAGAATACGCGCCAAGCCCTCTTAAAGGTGTGGGAGGATTGCGTGACTCTACACGCGGAACGATACCAGACAAAGGCAACTGGTTCAGTAACCTTGGCGGTTGGCAACAAGCCGGCCTTATAGGCGGTGGTCTCGGCCTCGGCGCTTTGGCTGTTGGTGCTTTCGATGAGAAAGAAGATGAGGAGAACCAAGCCGCGGGTGACCCACAGATTGAAGCTTACAACAAATTCCTAGCACTTTCCACGCAAGACCAGCAGAGCTCGATTGGTCAAGATCTCCTTAAACAAGCCGGCGTGGGTCCATTATTTAACGCACAGCAGATAGCAGACGCAACGGGGATTTCGTTGTCAGAAGCCTTAGCGTACCTTGGCCAATTTGGAAACCAGACCGCGCTTGCGGCGCACGGTGGAGCGATAAGCGGACCCGGCACGGGAACCTCCGACGATATCCCGGCCCGTCTTTCAGACGGAGAGTTTGTCATGACGGCAGATGCCGTCAGGGGCGCAGGTAACGGCAATAGACAACGAGGTGCCGCGAGAATGTATGACCTAATGCACCAATTTGAGAGAGTCGCGTAATGGCTACTGATACCACAACCCAATCGCAAATTCTTAGGCAAGCTCCTTTTCTTGAGGACTTTCAAAGGAGGCTGCTTGACCTAACAGCAGCTCGAGGGCAGACGCCGGCTGCCATTCCGCCCATACAGGTTGCTGGACTTGACCCCCTCACTCAGCAGGCGATTGCAACCGGACAAGGTATCGGCCAGTTTCAGCCGTTCTTGCAAACCGGTGCAGGGACCATTGCCGGTGGTCTTGCTGGCTTGCAGCAGCAACTACCAGTAGCGCAGCAATCTCTTCTGGATGCGGCACAGGCGGCACAGGCAACTGGGGGTGCGTTTGACCCGGCAACGCAAGTTGCGCCTTTTATGGACCCGTTCCAGCAACTGGTTACTCAAGACGCGCTTCGTGAGATGGCGCGTCAGGCCAGTTTTCAGCAAAACCAACTTGGCGCTCAAGCAGCAGCAACCGGAGCTCTGGGTGGTAGCCGGCAGGGGATTGCGCAGCAAGAGCTGAACCGCAACCTTCTCGATCTGCAAAGCCGTCGCATTTTTGAAGACTTGTCACGGAACTTTAACCAGGCGCAGAACGCCGCACAGACGGCGTTTGAGAATCAACAGAAGCGCCAACAGAACATTTCGCAATTACTCACCAACGTTGGCCAAGGGCAGGCTCAAACAGGCATTCTTGGCGCTCAGGGCATAGGGCAGCTTGGCGCCCAGCAGCTAGGGATTGCCAGTGCCGGCCAAGGCTTAATCGGCCAGCAAGCACAGATCCAGTCACAACTGGGCGCACTGGGTCAGACTCAAGCGCAACGAGAACTCGATGCAGCGCGACAGTCCCAGTTACAGCAGCAAGGCGAGCCCTTCCAGCGACTAAGCTTTATGAGCGACATATTCAAACCTCAAATAGGTAGCGGTCAATCCACGTTGGCTGCGTCAACGGCTCCTTCACCAAGTTTCTTATCCCAAGGCATTGGCGCAGGTATCGCCGGCATTAAGTTGAATGAAGCTCTAGGAAATCCCTTGGGTAGTTTCTTTACCCCCACCTAACGCGAATACTTAAAATGGCAAAGCTTATTAAATCAATCCTGGCTAACCGTATGATGTTCCGTGGTGGGGGGCTCGTCCCTCCCAGTCAAGCGGCAGGCATCCTGGCTTCCTCTTCGCCTCTCATAGATTCAGTGACCATGAACGAGGGTGGACCGGTTAATTTTCAAACCGGGGGTCTTGCTATGGGCACTCCTCCGCAGGCATTAGGTGGCACAATCGCTGAGTTCAGCCAAAGAAGTGCGGAAAACGCAAAACAACGTCGAGCTCAGTTGTCTCAGTTAATACAGCAGGCGTTTGCCGCTGGTGCCAAAACATTTGAGCAGGTAGTTACGCATGTGGCCAGTGTGACGGGAGAAAGTCTAGATAATGCCGCCAGTCTTGTTCAAGAAGTAACGGACGTAGCAGCCGGAACGGCAAAAGAAGCTTGGCGTCGTGGCCTAGATGCACAAGATGCTCTTTGGTCAGGCGACGTGCTACCAGGGCCTGGTGAGGAGACATTTACATTAGGCGAATCCGGTTCGGCGCAGGCAAATGCTCTTGATTTTCCCGGTGGCGAAGTAGCTTTGGAAATAGGCGCAACTCAGCCCCCGTCACAAGAAGCCCTACAAGCACGTTATGATTATGTTGCCGATCCGATCGCGTATGCCGGAGAGGACCCAGGCAGAGCGGCAACGCTCCATTCTGGCGAGACGATTGTTCCCGGGGAGTTGTTGAGACAGGCCACTGGATGGTCGGAGGGACTGGGTCAGCATCAGCATCCATATGATGCGGCTCTTCAAGCTGTGGGCAGACCAACTACAACGGACATGGCCACGCAGATAAGGGGCGAAGCTATGAAGCTAGGTGATGAAGCCGCTGCCAATTTAATACGTCAAACCGGCTTACCACCTTTCGCGCAAGATCCTACAGGTATTAAGGAACCCGTGAGACGGTATTATCCCGATCCGACAGTTGCCGAGAACGTGCAGGATTTTGTAACAGGTGACGAACAAATTTCTTGGGGCTCGGACAGTCAACCGTTCATAGGTGCCGGTAGACATGCTGTAGGTAGGGATCCCGCGGACCGATTTACCGGAAAGACAACATCTGAACGAATCGAAGATGCTATGTTACCTCCTCAGTTAGCTCCAGGACCTGTTGTAATAGATCCTAATGCTTATATGGACCTTGAGGACCGATTTACCGAAGAGGATGAAGCCGAAGCTGCGGTAGCCTCTTCTGCTTTTGAAGACGAACGAGCATCCCATATAGCCTCTAGGGTAAAAAAGAAAATAATAGCCGGTTTAAGCGACGACCAAAGTAACTTAACCGAACAGGCGGAAACTAACTTAAAGAAGTTGAAAAACGAAGCCGAAGACGAAGACAGCGGCCAGCAAGGGGTTAGACCAAAACTTATTAGTAGTGAGAAAGTAGTTACGGAGGGAATATTAACAACGGCGAAGGACGACGACCCGGAGGATCTGAAAGATTGGTTAAAGACCTTTAAGGAAGAGTTTATAGAGACAGCTCCTGAGTACGAGGGCGCAAGTGATTTTGAAAAGTCAATGGCTTGGGTAAAAACCGGATTGGCGATTGCCGCCGGCACAAGCCCTTTCGCAATTAAAAACATAGCGGACGGGTTTCTTGCCACAATAGATGATCATACAGAGGGCGCTAAAGAAAAGCGTGAGTATGAACGCCAGATTAAACTTTCTGCCGCAGAGTACGCGCTTGCCGCGAACAACAAGAGAAGAGAAGACACAAGAGCGTTGGAATTAGAGGGCAAAAAACCCATAGAAGTAATGCCTGTGAGGGACATCACGGACGAGGACGGAAACGTACTATACAAAAAAGGCAAGATCGCTTACGTTCCTTATTCTACGGTTCAAGGCAATCCGGAATTGTTTGGAGGAGAGTTAGCAATACAAGCAGCGATAGACACCCGCGTAAAAAACGCGACTGCTTTTACGGAAGTAATAGAAGCAGCTATTAAGCAAGCGGGGGGTAATACAGCAGAGAAAGTGAGACAGTATGCGACAGCGGCGAAAGACTACAATGAAGCCGCTCAGAACGTCCAGAAACAGTTGAATATGTTCGGCCTTATAAGTAGTTCTTTGGATATAGCGGAGGACTATACTATCACGGGTTTTAAGGGGCACGTTGCGAAACTTTTAAATCAAGGTGCGAACTTTCTCAACTTGGAGCTGAGAAGAAAAGATGAAGACGCAGGGAACAGTTTGGGTAGCCGTATGGCAGGCGCCACTGACGAACAACTCGCGGAAGCAGCTATAAAAGCCGGGGAGCATGAGGAGCAACACTGGAGAAACGCAGACGAGCGTCTTAATGATTATAAAGAGCAGAGAAGTCTATGGGCCTGGTTTGAGGAAAATGTGCGAACCGGAGAGAATATTGCGATGTACGAGATGCAACAGCAGCGTCTTGCTAACCTCCTGATTAGGGAGTTATTGGGAGAAGGATCTAAAAACATATCGAACATAGACAGAGACTTGGCACAACAGATAGTGGGTCTTTATGAAGACTACCTGTTCGCTGACCCCGAGGTTTTAAAAGAAAGATTGATGGCAATAGAGCTAGGAATTAGGAAATCCTACACCAATTCAGTTACCAAAATGAATCAGTTTGAAGATCAGTGGGGAGCTTATAGTGTGGGTCCGATAAAAACAGACGAAGCAGGACTTCCTTTGCCTAGACCGACTGTGCAAGAAGTTGTTGTCAATCCTACTCGGGAAAATATTCTTGCCTTTGCTGCCCAAGAAGGACAATTTGGTACTAGCGTACCGGTAGAGCACTTGACCAGAATACAGGAAATACTTGATGCTACGGGAACATACAAGCTTAATGATAAAGGCGTTTACGTGCTTACTAAAGGTTAGCTATGAATCTCATTAAAGTAGAAACTCCTTGGACCGAGTCTGGATTCTCGGAATTTGAGATCAGAGGCGAAAAACCGACTGAGAAAGAACTTGGCGACATTAGTTCTTTAGTAAAGGAAATCGCTAGGGAGAAACTGGCTCAGTCTCTTCCGCAAGAAAGAGAGAGTGGTTTGCCAAATCTTGAAGCTTTATCTGCTCAAAGACAAGCGAGAAGAAAACAACGGCGTAAAGCTCGAGCTCAACTCTCTGGGCAAGAAGGCTCCACTTCCTTTGTTCCTGACCACAAGGGAGAGGTACAGAACGCTTGGTTTCACTTTAAATATGGAAGGGCTGACGACAACGAAGAACGTGAATCTCGTCTAACAGAAAGCTTTGGCCCCGGAACCTTTAAAAATGTCGGCGGCAACCAGTATGCACTGCTGCTGGATAATATAGACCCGCAAATCAAAGAAGATCACGGCCTTCCAGAGGAAGGCACAATCATGGTCAACCAACCCGGGTTTAGCGGGTATGACGTGGCTACCTTTTTTGGTGAGGAAGCCCTACCCCTAGGCATGGCCCTTGGTGTAGGGGTTCTTACCGGTGGTACTGGGATAATTCCTTCAATGCTTTTTATGGCCGCTGCTGGCGCTGGCGGAAAGGCGATTGATGAACTGATAGTTGAAAAAGCAGAAGGTCATCAAAAGCAGACCGATGAAGAGATATACGGAGATATCGGCAAGTGGGGCTTATATTATGGTTTAGGCGAGGGCGTTGGACGCGCTCTTTTTGGCATAGGACGATATCTACTGAAAGGGAAGGGTCCGGTCGTAGATCCCGTTGCAGTTGACGCTTTTAAAAGGCAGGGATTTTCAAACAAACAGGCTGCGATTCTTGCTAGAGAAAAATCCAAGGGCCTTTATCGAGAAGCCATAAAAGAAGGCGCAAGGCCGACTATACGTACCATTAGCGGCAAAGCTATCACGGGAAGAATACAAGCGATTTATGAGGGTATCTTTCCCAATAACGCGGCTGCCGAGAAAAACTTCAGGTATGTCAGAGAGCGTCTTAACATGCTCGATGACGATGGCGTTTCCGTTGGGGCCAGTAAGCGAATACTCGATGATGTTTCCGCGCAAATCAGTAAAAACATCAATGCCTATATGAAGGAAGCTAATGTAGACGAAGCGTCTAAATTAGCATACCGGCATTTGGAAAAAGTTATAGAAAATGAATTTAGGTTAATTAGAGATTTCTACAACCCAACTGAAGGTGTGACTACAACATGGCTTCAGGCTCTTTCAGATGCCGGAAGACTTTTTGACCAAGATTCAGCTTGGCTGTACCGAAAAGCGGATGACCTTTTTGACCAAGTTGTAGATTCGCGAGGACAAAGTTTAGTTAGGTTTTCTCCTGAGCTAATAAAAAAAGCAGTTACGGAAGTTAGAGATGACACCAGAATGGCCAAGGATATTAGCGGAGATCTTTTTAACTCAAGCTTTTTCAAAAAAATGCTGGGAAGAGAAGAAGATTTCTCATTTAAGGAACTAATGTCTTTACGTTCCGCTTTACAACTTACCGGAAAAGATCCTAGTTTAATGCCGGCAGTTAGTGATCGCCATATTGGCAAAATAATAAAATCAATTAACGAAACTGTAGACGACAAACTAGGATATCTTAATGAGTTTAAAGTAAATAATAAGTATCCTCCGGGGTTTGACAAAGAGACGGCGGCCCTTTTTGCAAAAGGTTTGCATGCTAGAAAACAAGCCGACAAGTTCTACTCTGAGGGAATGGAAAAATTCACAGCTTTTTCTACTGAAAAACTCTTTAAAGATATTAAAACCGGAGTAACTGTCGCAGACAAAGATGTACTGGAGGCAATAGTTACTCCCGGGAGTGCTGATAAACTTAAATTTTTCCTAGATAGAGTTACTCCTTCTACAAGCAAAGCAGGTCTTTTAGCGGGAACTAATGAGAGGGTATTTCTACAAGCAGCAGCTTTCGCTAAACAAGGTCAAATTAAACAAGCCAATGAAGTTCTCGCAAACGCTGGGTTAACTGAAGAAGTAATTAAAAGAATACCTGATTTTGTAGAAAACTTACCACGAAACGATGCGTATCGAGTTTTACTAACTGAACAATTCGAAGAAACTCTAGAAACCTTTGGAAGATACGCTGCCCAACGAGCTAACCCAGAAAAGTTTAAACACGCAGCAAGGGATAGGCTTGCAGCAGAATGGTTAAAACAAGCGGAAAGAAGCTCCTTGAAAAATGGGGTTTTTTCAGGACCAAGCTTCGCAACAAAATTTGACGGTCTTGACCTGGAAATGCAAAACCTCCTGTTTGGAGATACGAAGGCTGCCGCCATTAGGGAGCTTACCCGGGATTACTACCGGATGGGCTTTAACAATAAGCGGTTTGTAGAGGAAGCGGCTGCCCCTATACAAACGGCAGAAGGCGCGGCTCTAAGGGCCGGAGCTGAAGACATAGTAGGCGGTCGAACCCTAGCGGATGAAATAAGTAACTTACAGCAGGTAGCAAAAACCGCTCTGGAGCAGAGCGAAGATGAGTTTTTCCAAGCCGTTGCAAAAGGAAATCTCAGTAACGCTGACGAAGTGGTCACGGCTGTGTTGAAGAACCCCAAGTACTACGAACGCATAAAAAATGAATTTGGGGAAACCGAGCTCGATGTTCCTATGGGCTTCAAAGATATGACAATGGCGAGAATCATGGAGGTTGCTTTTCCCGAAGGGATTGTGGGGGAGCCTGGTCTTGACAGAGTCGCTACTGGCGCATGGGCTCCCGCGATGAAGAAAGCCATAACTACTCTTAACTCTAATGGCGCTTTGAGCAAAATCTTAGGACAAGACACGATTGACGATCTTCTGAAACTATCAAGAATTGGAGAAGGCATCTCCAACAAAGCATTAAAAAGCCAAGCAGCTTTAGCGCCAGCGGCGTTTGCTGCCGGTGCTTTTGTCAGATTCCTGACTAACCCGCTTGCGTTTGCCGGGGAAGCGGCCAGCATTTACACCGTGGGTCGTATCATGCGTCAGAAATGGTTTTTGAACAGCCTTCTTAAACCTAATCTACGCGCCGGTTTTTGGGGGGTCACTCGCAAAGGGAAAATGCCGGTACTCACTCGAGGCGGTAGAAGAATGTACCAAAGGGCCGTGGAACAAGGCATCGATATAAATCTGCCTCCTTTTATGGGGTTGAAGCAAGGTCCGGCACTCCTTGAGCTCAGGGAAAGAGTGGCTCAAGAAGCTCGTATGATCGCCGCCGCAATGGGCATTGATGTCACTTCCGCCTCCGGGGAGCAACTCGATCGGGCCATTGAGGAATACGGTCCCGTCATTGAGAAAGCCGCACAAGTAGCCTTACCAAAACTGCAAGGTGTCGCAAGCGTTGTTCCGGAAGGTCTTTTTGGCATAGGGGGAGAAAGACCAGGAAGCGTTAGTGAAGCCCTCACGGGTCCACGTAGCGCCGTTGGACGAGCCAAAGAAGTTCTTGCGGCAGAAGAGTGGCAAAAAATTTATGGCACACAATAGTGAGGCTCTCAAGGCACTTCACTCTTGAAGAGCTCACCAAGTCCCAGATAGCTCAAAGATATGGGATAGCTAATGTCCCTGGCCCAGAACACATCGAAAACCTCAAGAAACTGTGCCTCCACATCCTAGAGCCAGTCAGGAAGTATTATAATAAGCCCTTCAGCCCCTCGAGCGGCTATCGCTGCGTGCTTCTGAATAGACAGATTGGTTCCTCTGATACCAGCCAACATATCAATGGACAAGCTGTGGACTTCGAGCTACCTGGCGTATCTAACCTAGAAATAGGTCTATGGCTGAAGAACGTGCTGGATTTCGATCAACTGATTCTGGAATTTTACAAGGAGGGTGAACCTAGTTCTGGATGGGTTCACTGTAGCTATGTCGGAGAAGAAAACCGAAGAAAATCTGGAAGGTACGACGGACTCACATGGAGCAGTCTGCCCTAAGTGTGGCTGCACTAAGCCCAAGATAGTGTTTATCGAAGGCCGTTACCGCTGCGAGACCTGCACTTGCACTGAAACTTCTACGTAGTCGTGATGACGGTACTAGTGAGCAACTCTGATGCTACGCATCGTCCTAGCTATCGCGGTCACTTTGACATTGTGGGCTATCCCCACGTATCCCCGGGACAGGGTAAAGTCCACGTATCCCGGGCCATCAATCAAGCACACTGACAGCCTGGAAAAAGGCATCGAGCTATGTAAAAAAGCTCATGTCCTGTCTTTCCATCAGCACACCAATAGAATGCTGTCTCCTGAAATGCTGTCTACCATGATTGAGGAGGCAAAGAAGGATGGTTATTGCTACGGATACTGGGGCAAAGGGAATACCGAGGGTAACCACTCATTCATCTGCTATGGCGTTACCTGGGAAGGTGGCACCGAAATTGATTTAAACCTAACGTGCCACGATGAATGGAGCCGATCTAAAAAGAATTACGGAAAATGGCTGGATGAAAATTATCCTGACGAATTCATATAGACGAATCGTCCTCAACCTCCACGTTGTTTGAGGGAATCCACCGAACAAATCCCTCCTTCACATCCCGAACCTTGTACGCAGACCCTTTTTCATTCTGCGCTATGATAATGCCGTCTCGAGTCAAGTCCTGGAACTTGGCAACCGGCACATCTGCCGTCGAATACAAACCACCGAGACGGCCCCACTCATCTACAGGAAAGCTGTACGTGTACGTGCAATTCATTTTGCTTCTCCACACCCAATTTGTCGGAAACTTCTTTAGCGCCATGGCCTGACGAAAATAATTTCTCTGCTTCCCCTAGTCATCGCCAAAACTCCTGTGGGATCTCCAGAATTTTTTTCAGGTCTCGTATACCGCTTTTAACCATCTGTCGTGCTCGTTCCACAGACACTGTTTTTGTCTCTCGGGGACCGCTCCCGCTAGGGGGCCGAATTGTGTATGGCAGTTTATCGGCGATTTCTTTTAAAGTGGCGTCCTCGAAAAACCGCTGCTGAACAGCCTGCGCTTCCCTGGGATTTTTCTTGGCCAAGCTGGCCAACGCCGCATGGACCAGGGTCCGAGACTCATCTTCAAGCAAGAGGGCCTCAGGGTCGCTTTGTCTTTCCAGCAACCGCACCTCATCCAAATTCATCTCGAACTCCACTTTATTTTTTGTGAGCGGGTCTTGAATGTGCTGCGGCGGAAACAGGTCCTCTGGAAGACAATTGAGTGTGTCGGCCAGCGCCTGCACGCCCGCAAGCCATTGTCCCGTAATTCTGCTCATCGGGTAGCTTTTGAGGTTCAAAAACTCCCCGATACGCGACGAGCTGACCCCGCTTTCTCGACTCAGGGCTGCGTTTGAGGGAAAGCCCATTTCGCGCATTCTCCTATGCAAATAGCCGTTCTTGACGCGGACCTGAATTAAGTAATCTTTCATTTTGCTTCTCCCCAATTATCGCCAATACCAATGTCTATTTTTGACGGCACCTTCATCTCGATGCACGTCTCCATGAGCTGCTTGATATGAGCTGCCTGCTCATCGCTTTCAATTGAAAAGCAGAGCTCGTCATGAACAGTGAGCATGGGTAAATAGCCATTACTGCTACAATCGGCCATTGCCTGCTTTGTCTGATCGGCGCTTGACGCCTGAATCAACTTATTCAACGCCTTATATACAAACGCTACTTTCTGCTTGTCTGGATCTCTCCACTTCCAGAGAGGGCCGTATTTGGCCTCTCGTTCATCGCCGGGCGTATCCATAATCTCCTTCCACTGCGCCTCTACCGTTTCGTAGTGAATCAGTGAGAGCTTCTCACCGTGCTTCTCCCGCATTGGAAACCTGCACTTACGCCCCAGCAGTGTCTTAATTTCCTTGCGCTTCTTTGCCCTCTCCATAACCAAGGTGGCGCACTCTCTGATAAACGGCACCTCCCTTTCATACTCGTTGCGTAGGGCCTTGGCCTCCTCAAAGGAGATATCCCCAAGCACCGTCGCCATCTTCGCCACACCCATCCCGTACATGATTCCCAAATTCAGGGTCTTGGCCAATGTTCGATCCACCCCGGCCATGTCAGCGACCTTTTGGTGGAAGTCCAAATCGTCCTTGTGATACTGCCTCACTATCTCTTGGACCTTATCGTCCTCGAGACCTATCTTTGTCTGGCATGCGTAATGCACCAGCCACCGTGGCTCCTGGGCTGAGTAGTCAAAGCTCCCCCACTGGCAGCCCTCTTCCGGCAGGAACAGCCCTCGTATCAACTTCTTGATCTCAGGGTGCCTTGCCGGCATCTGCTGCAAATTAGGATGGCTCGAAGAAAACCGCCCCGTCACCGTACCGCCGCCGTCTGAGCGCAGTTGATTGAACTCACAATGGATACGGCCTTCATGCTGATGGTTCAAGATCGTATCGACAAAAGTCGTATTCGCCTTGTTGTACTCGCGGATCTCAAGAATGGTCTTGGCGATAGGGTGCTCGTGCGTCTTCAAAAAATGCTTTGTAAAGCTTGGAGCTCCGCTCTTGGCCGTTCGGCCATACTCTAGCCCAAGCTTGTCAAAAACACTGGCCAAACTCTGGGCGTTCCATGGCTCCAGCCAGATACCTGTCTGCTTTTTAACTTCCGTTAGCAGTGAATTCTCTAGATCCAGAAGTCCCTTCTTGGTGCGCGCTGCCTTCTCTAAATCAACACGCACTCCACGCCGGCGCATTTCAAACACCACCGGCAACAACGAGAGCTCTAGGTCCAGGATGGACTGGCAGCCGTCCTCACGGAGCTTGCGGTTCAACACATGCCAAAGGTCCAAGGTCAACCGGGCATCTGTCTGGGCATACAACGCAACCCTGGCCGCCGGGAGCTTCCACATCTCAGCCTTTGCATCCACGCCGTGCTGTGCCGCGGCCCGTCTTAAGTCCTCCTCCTGCTTACGCTCACCTAGATAGCTAGCGCCCAGCGAATTCAATGCGTAACTGAAGCGGTTCTCATCGAGCAACGGGGCAGCAATCATTGTGTCCAGTATGGGGTTCTTAACCTCTACCCCCTCGGTCAGCAGCCAACCCAAATCATACTGGGCGTTGTGAAACACTACCGGCATACCGTGCGACAGTTGATCCCTCAGCCATCGCAGCACCAGCGTCTTGGACATGTTTCCATGACCGCGATTATCGCCAACAGGCCCATGACCGAAGGGCAGGTAGGCATTCCATCCATCAACGGCCACAGCCACCCCAATCAGATTGCCATCCTTCCTGGGCCATCCAGGCCCAAGCGTTTTGAGATGTGGATCTCGTGTCTCTACGTCAATCGCCATGACTGTCGCGTCCGACAGGTTTGGGAGCTCCGCGGGAGGAGTCCAAACCGATTCGTCAAAGAGATCTTCAGGCATTTTAAATATCGTACTTGTATGTTTTTTGGCCATTCGTGTATGTGGGATTCAAAATGTGCAGGGTTTCCTTGGCCCTGGTGATCCCCACATACCACACCCTATGCTCCGGGTCTGGGTCCGTCTGATATCCCTTGTAGCTTCTCCAGTTCAACTCCGGAACCAGAATCACGTTGTCGCGCTCCGCGCCCTTCATCGAATGGACAGTGCTGATAGTAATCCTAGGCTTCTTTACGTTATCTCCACGGCGCCGGGCGCTGAGGATGTACTGCTTGGTCTCCTCATCAATGTTGCGGCCCGTCATTACCAGTTTCCACATCTCTTTAGGAGCTGTGAGACCCGCCGACGTACGAGCTTCTTCCATGGTCAAAGGAATATTGGCATCGAGCTCTAACAAGTTTTTCGAATTGGGTCCGAAACCCCGGCAATACCCAACGCCGGACTTCATATAGGAGTAGATGCCTTTTATCTGGGAAGGAAGTATCTTCGCCCCCCGCAACCAAGCCTCCCAGTCAACGATCGCATCAAACAACTTGGAGGGGATAGAAGGATTACCGTGACGATCTTGATAGATCAGTCCCTGCTGTCTTAGCCGTATTCCATAGGCATGGGCAAGTCTGTTGGTTCGAGTCATCAGGAGCCACTCGCCCTGCTCGAGAGGAATGCTGTCCAAACCCATATGCTCGAAGATAGCGCCCTTTTCTTTTGTGGGCCTCCACTCCTTTGGAACACGGTTGACGATCCTGCTGGAAACCATGTTGGCTATTTCATAAATGGCCCTAGGTATTCGGTACGACTGCGTGAGAACCTGCTTTTTCTCTGTGCATCGCTGAAATGCACCCACGTCCGCGCCGGCAAACGACATGATTGCTTGGTCATCATCGCCACTGAAAACCTGGGTGAGCGCCCTCCTTCTAAGAACATCAATCATTTTCCATTGCAAAGTCGAAAGGTCTTGAGCCTCGTCGACAAAGAGAGCGTCAATGGGCGGACACTCATCCATTGCAATGAACTCCTCTATCATGTCGGTGAAGTCTATCTTTTGATTGGTCCGCTTGTAGTCTTCATACGTTGTGACAAACCGACTCAGAATGGGCCACTTCAGATCATAATCTCCAAGAAGTCTGAAGCGTTCCTCATAGCTCTGGCAGATGCTTCGAGCATAACTGTACAGGTTTAGGTATTTGTCCCCCTCCGTAATCATTCCGAACCGGTCTATGTCTGTCTCAGCACTCCTGTCCGGAAAACTGAAGGTCAGTCCCAAATAGTCGCCAATGGCTCTTAGATCCTTGACGCCTATCACATCATCCTTCTTATACCCGCCTGCCCTGAACGCCATGCTGTGCAGCGTTTGGAAAAAGGGAAGAGTATCTTGCTCCAAGCCCCAATCCTTATGCACGCGCTCCCGACATTCACGAGCCGCACGCCTGGTAAAAGACACATTAGCTATTCTGTCTGGCGCTATGCCCTCTTCAATGCAGTTGCGCACCAAGTTGGAATTGTTTTGCGTCTTACCAGTGCCCGGCGGACCTAGATATGTAATTTCTGTTTTATCCATCAGAACGGTACCTCGTCATCTTCCACCTCCACGGCGGGGAGCTCTACATCACCCTTGTTAACTTCCGGAACACCCCAAACACGCACATTTCTCCACTCGCCACGGTCATCTTTATAGCGATACTGGTGCATCGCCTTATCACCGTCGTTCATTTCCTTCAAACGTTCAGTGATTTGTCCGCGGGTGTAATGCGTAAAGTTGTGTCGTTTTAAAAAGTCCTGTAATGCACTCAACTTGAAGTATGTGTAACCGTCTTCTGTCCACGGTTTGCCCACCACTAACTCTTCTGCGGAATGCGCTTGCAGCCGGCTGATGCAGAAATTCTCCACGAGCTCGACAAAAAGCCCTTTGTGCGTAAGCTCATCCGGAACATCTATCTTGGTCGCATTCTCGAGAAGACCGTCAACCAAATCACGCCACTCGGCCTCTTTCATCTTGGCCGGCATCTTGTACATCTGCTCCATCGCAGCACGCTGAAATTCCTGCTGCATTTGCAACTGCTTGGTGGAGAGCTCGAGCCTCGAACCATCCACATCCAAAAACCATACCGGCGGCTCAGACTCCACGACGGTCAAGCCACTGAGCATTGGAAGAGCCTGGCCATTGCCTATACCGAATTTGCGCAGTCTGCATTTAGCCCGATTGCAATGACTGTGCAACGGCTCCTGCTTGCAGGTGTAGTAATAGTCTTTCTTCTCCAACTGGTTCTGTATGGTGACAATCTCCCTGGCCGGCAGCGCAGGAGAACAAAAGTCTCGATTGTATTCCTCGAGCTTCTCAGCCCACGTCTCCGGATGAGCTTGGCGGAAGTAGACGCCCACGTTTAAAAGAGTGTTGTTTCGGCCACCTTCTGGGATCCCGCCACAACTCAGTTGCTGCAAGCAAGGAGGGCCGTCCGGCAGGACACTCTCCTTGTCTTCTTTGATGGACCTCAACGCATCCGGTGTGCAGCAGCAAGACTCAGCCAGATCTAAAAACTCGGCAAGAGTAAGCGGTTCACCGTCTTTATCCAGCGCGTATCGCGTTGTGTACTCTGCGTTGTGGTAAGGCAGGTTGATGAAGTTACCAACGTCTCCACGTTCGGTGCGGACCTCATCCTGCTTAGGGAAAATCTCACAAGTACCCCAGCCCAGAATCGATGCGAACTCGGCGAGCTTGTCTCTGATCTCAACCGCTGGAATGGCTTCCGACAGGAACAAATATAAATGTGCCCCGCCGCTTTTCGACCGACACAAAACTAGGGGCAACTTGAATCTGCGTATCTTCTCGAGCAACCCGACTAGGTCTAAATTGTAATCGTCAATGTCGAGCGCACCGAAAAAGCTAAGACTCTTCTCATCAATGGGGATGGCACCAATTCCCATAAAACCACCGAGGTGCTGCTCCATGAGCTCCAGCGTCAACGGCTCACGGACAATGAACGAGTTGGCCTTAGCCTTCCCATTCGCCTCGGTCCCAGTTACGGTGGTTGTGCCGTAGGCGTTAGAGTAGCCGCGAAACAAGCGGAAGAAACGTTCGAGTTCTGACATCGAAAAAGAAGCCCCCCGCGAACGGGGGGCTCACAAATCAGAACGGCAAGTCTTCTGAAGGTGCCCCGAGTACCGCCTCTGTTGGAGGAGGCGTGAGGCGCATTTCACCGCGCTTGATGCTGCCGTGCAGTTCCTTTGCCTCGGTGTAAGCCTCAAGAGTCGGCACCATGCCCTCCAAGCTGATACTCCATGTAAACCAACTTCCCTTGTCGTTGCCGTCCTCGACCGCTTTCAAACGGTAGGTGTTGGCAAAACTGGGCAAAGTGACGCCGTTCTGCTTCTGCATCATCATCATGGACAACCACAGCCGGGACTTCTTAAGCTGGGTCTTTTTCATATCCACGATTGCGTTCTCAAGATCGCCGTTGTCATGCACAATCTTGATGTAGTGACTGGCAGTCCTGACCAGTTCATTTCCGTTTTCCAGCAGTTCCAAACCACTGTCCGTGTCTCGCACTGCCCGGCGCACTTCATCACTCCCGGTGGACAGTTCCCCCACAAATCCTCCACCTTGATGCCTGGGCACGAACTCGAGCATCTTGGTTTCGAAATAGACGGGCAAAACGGAAACACCGTCCCCCCCATCCCACACCGTAGTGGTTACGGTGTTGAAAATATCGCCTTGTGCCGCGCCTTCAATGAACGCTGGGTCACTCTTCTTAATTTGAGGCGACAATGCCTGAATGATTCGCAGAAAGGGGATTTGGATGTCTGATGATGTGACTTCCTCAAACCCGATTCCTGCATCCGCTTCGAATGCACGTTTCAGTGCAGCGTCTTTCCCATTACCTTTTGCCATCTCTATGCTCCTTTGATCTTCGCTACTGTTCCGATATATGCGTTAAAAAGTTCCAAATCTATTTCTTGGCCATTCTCCGCACGTTCTTTGATCAACTTCTTCAGCGTCATCGGTTCAACCCAAGTCTTGCTCTCTGGCTGTAGCCCACGATCACTCAAGTCAGCTTGGAAACTTTTGGCCTCCTTGTCCTGACTGACACCAAAATCAACACTGACTGTGTTCTTGATGAAATCCCCAGCGCCAATTGACCGCAAATGTTGCAGGGCTACCTGCTTCTGCATTGGATCTTTCGGCATTGTGCAGGAAACAAACGTGGACAGGCTGACGGTATTGTCTCCCACCACAACCTTGTCCAAGCCGGTTTCCTGCATTTTTGCGGGAATGAGATCGTAGATATAGTGGTCGCGCTTGCGCTTCAGCGCCTTGAGCTGCTCATCCAGTGCCGAAACTTCTTTGTTGACACGGCCAATCTGCCGGACCAAATCTGAAAGCTCCGACCCACCCTCGGTGGTCAACCCTTCAAAAGCCGATGCGTCCGCTGTAATGGTCTCCCAGACATCGTTCGTGCTCATACGTTTATCCTCGTCAGGTTGTGAGTTCCTCAATTCCTCCACGTACACTGATTTTCACAGGGTAGTAGTGCTTCTCCAGTCGGTCCCATTTGAGTAAGTTTACTCGCCCCTCATTGGCATCCGCGGCAACAGCAAACGCAATACCGATCATGGCTGGGTCGCCCAAGGGCAACAGCCAGTCATTATCACTGTATCGGCGTAGCTTGCGACGGAACTGAGAAACGATCCGACCTGGATTGAGATGAACTTGGTCGAAAGGATTCGAGAGGGCAATGAGGTTGCCCCACTGAGCCGCCGATACCACATCGACTCGGGGGTTTTCCTGCACTACAAAGACGGTCGATTCCAACTGCTTTCTCCTCTCTGATTGTAAGGGAATGGAAAAGAGTTCCCTCACGCCATTTATTATGGACTGCGGTGCAGCGTCCGTCAACGCAAATTCTCTTGAGAAGGCGTCTACCACGTTTTGGACCTGGAATATGGCTCCAAGACGTACCCAATGTGGTTCCAAGACGTACCTCCTATACAACCTCCGTCGACCTGCTGTATCATGTATTGTGATGTCAGACCCTGAAAGGAGAAAGAATGAACTCGTATAAGTTCAAAACGAAACCGTTCGCTCATCAATCCACCGTTCTCAAAGAATGCTGGGCTCATGAAAACTGGGCTCTGTTCCTGGACATGGGAACCGGTAAATCCAAAATATGCATCGACAACGTCGCCGTGTTGTTCCAACACGATCTCATTGACACCTTTGTGGTGGTGGCCCCGAAAGGCGTCTACCGCAACTGGGCTGTCCTCGAGATCCCAAAGCACCTGCCCGACTCAATCGACAGGCATTTGGCTGTCTGGACCCCAACCCCCAATAAAGCTCAGAAGCAGACGCTGCTGAAGGTTTTAGAGCCCTCAGAAAGCCTCAGAATCCTCGTTATGAATATAGAGTCCCTATCCACTGCCAAAGGACAAAAGTTCCTTGGGCAGCTTTTAAGAGAGTCTCAGGCGTTATTGGCCATTGACGAGTCCACCGCCATCAAGAGTCCGAAGGCGAGACGCACCAAAGCGGTCATCAAACTGGGGGAATTGGCCAAGTATCGGCGGATTTTGACCGGCTCACCGGTGACCCAGTCTCCGTTGGATCTGTGGTCTCAATGCCGATTTCTGGACAAACACCTGCTGGGGGAGGTGGGAAACAACTTCTACCAGTACCAATATCGCTACGCTGTCATGAAGCGCCGGCAGGTGGGCACTCACGAATTTAACCTGGTGGTCGGATATCGCGACCTGGACAGACTTTCCTGGCTGCTGAAGCGATTCAGCCACCGTATCCGCAAGGATGAGTGCCTCGATCTTCCTCCGAAGATCTATACACAGAGAAACATCACGCTGAGCGAGGACCAGGCTCGTATATATAACGAGCTCCGAGAATTTGCGTTGGCGCAAATAGGCGATGACGAATTTATGACCACCACAAACGTCATGACCCAGCTCCTACGCCTACAGCAGGTGTTGAGCGGCCATACCAAATCCGACGGTGGCGACCTGATCGAGATCAATGACAACCGCCTGAACGAGCTCTTGACCTGCCTCGAAGAAATGGAAGGCAAAGTCATTATCTGGTCGCGGTTCCGCTACGACGTGCAGCGCATCAGCCAAGCCCTTATCAAAAAATATGGTGCCGACTCCACCGTTCTCTACTATGGGGACACCAGCGACGAAGAACGGACCCGGGGCATCGAGCGATTTCAAAACGGGAAGGCCATGTATTTCGTAGGCAACCCCCAGACCGGCGGGTACGGCATCACTCTAACGGCAGCCCAGACGGTCATCTACTTCAGCAATAGTTTTGACCTGGCAGTGCGAATGCAGTCCGAGGACCGAGCTCACAGAATTGGGCAACACAAAAGCGTCACTTACATTGATTTCATTGCGGAGAAAACCATTGACGAGCGGATCGTCAAGGCCCTCCGCAACAAAATGGACATCGCCAGCGAAGTGCTGGGCGAAAATCTTAGAAACTGGTTGACTAAATAGGAGAAGTACAATGGTGAAAACTGTATCAGAGAAAGAAAACCGGAAGTTCCGATCCGTGGCAGTGCCTCTCGAGGTGTGGGCCGATTTGTGGCAAATGGCGCAAACGGACCACCGCTCGCCGGCACAACAGATTGCTTTTTTGGTGAATTTGGCTAAGGATTTCCCTAGCAACAAAGAAGTCTTGGAGTTCTATGCCGAGATTCACAAAGAGCAAGATTCTCTTCCCGACAACGTTAGCTTTATCTCATGAACGATCTAGACAAATTTTACGAAAATGTTTGCGATCTGACCGACAAATGCTCCGAGGACGTATCGCCCACGGCCAAGACCATTGCTCTATTCCGAGTTGCCATTGAATACGGTGCCTCGCACATGGGCGTTCCCACGCTGGGGTACATGATGAGTCGGCTTTTGGCCATTACACTCGCATTTGACCGCGGGTCGCCTTACACCAGTTATGCGTCTATTCTTGAAGAGTTCGAGGGCGAAGAAGACCACACGACGCATTGATGAAGGGACCGATTCCAGACCACTGGTCCAGCATTCTGCTGGAGACTCGGAAAGAGACTCGGCTCACGCGCACCGAGCTCTCCAGGCGGTCTGGGGTCGGCATCTCAACCATTGAAAACTACGAAAGAAAGAAGATCCTCGAGCCCTCCATCTATAAAATGGAGGCATTGCTGGCAGCCATGAACTACGATCTGGATGCAATCAAAACATCTGGAGAAGGGGCCGGCCACAAAGATCGAGGAAGCTAGCTGGCACCCTCATATAAATCTGCTCTGACCCTGTCTTTTTTGTGCCTGGGACGCCAACCGTAACGGCCAGGGACCAGAGGCGCAAACCTCACTAAACACGAACCTCGGGGATTGCCTATTCTGGGCGTCCCGTTCGGCTGCACGAAAGCCACTCTCTTGTCGAAAAACAAAATGTCCGTGGCGTATCCGAAAATCAGTCTGTCACGCTTCTCACCGTTCGGCGTCGGCAAGAGAAACACCACCTCAGATCGACACTCAATAGCGTGCTCGAGCCAAGGTGTAATGTTGGAATAAGGCGGGTTGCACCAGACCACGTCAATCCCAAAATCGTCCTCTTCATCTTGGGAAGGCCACTTTTGCGACAGTGCATCTGTGTCTTTGGTAAAAAAGGATGGACATAGCGTATTCTCGTCAGTTGCCGCGACATCCAGCGAAAAAGGGCCGAAGTTTCGAGAGGCAACCCGAAACAGCCACGCTGGAGTGCGCCACTCATCTCGGTCAAAGTCCATGTTTTTCATTGGTAGAAGACGTGGTCGCCCACGCATCCCTGGAGCTCGAGAGTGTCGGCCCACCACGGTGCTACGCGCATTGCGTGGTAATGTGTTGCGTTGGCTACGCCGACCACCGACACCCGCCCACTGCTCAAGACCGCATCAGCCATCCGATATGCCAAGTCCCGGAGCTCACTGTCACCAAACGCTTCCGGAAGCCCATCACAAAAGTAGCTGAACTGGCAGAGCCGGTCATTGCGCTCCGCTCCCTGGTGCACTACCTCACACACCGTGTCCGGATAACGGCGGTCAGCCACACGGTTCATCACCACCGCTCCTACAGCTACCATCCCCCGCCAACCGTCGCCTCGAGCCTCAAAATACATGGCTTCGGCCATACAGTACTGCTCGTCACTTGTCACCGGCGGAAAGTCGTCCACCGCCGCCACACAAAGCGGAAGCATTAACAATGCTGCAAGCAGCTCATTTTTCACTCTCCACCTCCTCAGCCGACGCCTTCTCGGCATACCGGAGAGCCTTCTCGCTCAACGTGCCAAACTTTTTGTACACCTGCATTAGTAGCCGCATCATCGTCTCACTGATGGGGCCTTGCCGAAAAAAAGCCTCCCCGCCAATCCACCAATGTTCATATACGAGAGGCGCGACGCGATTGTCGAAATGATACGAAAGCGAAAATTTTCTATAGAGTCTGTGTTCCACATCCCTTATGAAATTGGAAATTTCACGTCTGTCCATAGAGGTGAATTTGGACCGTCGCATGTAGCGCAGAAAAACCTCATAGGCCCAACCGTTGGCGCAGGCGGAGGTGCTCCAAGAAAATCGTCGAATCAAACTATAGCGTGACCCCAGCATCACGACAGGACTGCGGGGGTCCTCCCAGGGGAAGCCGTACCAGTGACAATAAATGGGCATCTGCCTCCCTCCGTAGGTGCCCTGCCGAACGCACGGCTCTCTCCTGAACGAGGTTTTCGCTATGTATTCAGCAAATGCTTCATCGCACTCCAAAATTTTCTTGGTTAGGTTCCTGCTATCCTGCTGGGCTTTGGCGGACGCAATAGCGTCGGCGATGATATCGGCGTCAACGCCACTAATCGTCAAAGTTGACAGAGTCAATTGTCAGTCCTTTAAGCTTTTCCTTGGCTTGGGCCACCTTAAGCTCGATGTTGATTGTGTTGTAGACCTGTTGCGCGATGTTGGCAACGCCCTTGGCCGTCCCCAAATCGGTAGTTCCTTCGGCCACTCCCTGCATTTGCTCAAGCAGGAAACCGCGCATGTCGCGGGTGCTTTTTATGTCCCTCATCATTATCCCCTGAAATGTAAAGTGGATGAAAACTGCACATAACATATGACATTGCAGTAGGTACGACCTCTGCTGCTTTTTCCTAGTAATCCCATCAGTTAGTTCCTTGAGCTCGGACACAGCGCTCGAGGCACCGGATGATCCAAGCATTTGTCGATTGATCATTGCTCTTCGCCAGAGCGTCAATTTGGATTCCTAGCGTGCTCGGCATGCGCAGCGTAATCCGACGCTCTGCGTTGGACGTCCATGGCGGCAACTCCCGCCGATAGTGGGTTTTTAGCCACGTTCTAGCCTCTTCCCTAGATATCGGGGACAGCCCCCTGTCACATTCACGTTCCGAGTTTTCGTAAGCGATGAAATAAGAACCGTACCGAGTTTTAAAGAGTGCCTCACCAACCACCCCCGCGACCTCCGTCGCTGTCTCGGTGTTGTATGTCACGCCGGAAATAATCCTCTTAATGCTGCGATCGAAACTTCGCTCAGTTATCATTTCACACTCCTAAATGGTTCTCTCTTCTCAATTGGTTCCCTCTGACTGGGTGGATCTCTCGTCATCGTTGGTTCCCTGTAGACCGTTGGATCTCTCTTCGCGGATGGTTCCCTCTTTTTTCATGGATCATTCGTGGTACCTGATTCGTTCCTGTTCTTCGATTCTCTCTCTGGCACTGGCTCGCTCTCCGGTAAATGGATCTCTCAGAGAAGGTGGTTCTCTCTTGTCGAGTGGATTTGAATCTCTCTTGGTTTGTGGTTCGCTCGCCCCGGATGGATCTCTCCGTGGATATGGATTTGGATCTCTCTCCTCTAATGGATTTGAATCTCTCATCATTGGTGGTTCTGGTCTCCAAGAGTGGATTTAAAACGTCGGTCTGACTGCTTCTGAGTCATCTACCTTGATTCTCTCTTCTTGATTGGCAAAATTCGCTCAGATGGAACTGGATCATTCCGAACCTTTGATTCGTTCACAAAAGCTTGATTCATTCGGAGTTGTTGATTCGTTCAACATTCTTGATTCTCTCTTCGCAGATGGTTCCCTCGCCTCGGATGGACCTCTCGTTCCGCATGTAAAACTGCTCGCGTTCCCTGGATCATTCTGTTTACCTGATTCGTTCCCTGGATCCTGATTCTCTCTCACCCATTGGTTCGCTCTCCTTCAATGGACCTCTCGCCCTGCTTGCCAAGTGTGGATCTCTCTTCTCACTTGGTTCCCTCGTCTCCGGTTGGATCATTTTCTCCAATTGATTCTGTCAACACCCATGATTCTCTCTCACGCGTTGGTTCGCTCTGCTTGCCTGGACCTCTCTCCCATCTTGGTTCGTGGATGATGCTACCAGTTCGGCTCGATCTTATGGACATGGCCGCCGTGCGCCATGACGTAGGGAACGGGTGCCGGTTTCCCAAGTTCGATCTCGTACCAGATTTCATGGAGGTGTGAGATGAACATTTTCACAGCATACCGCTTGGCGCGCGCATGAATGTGGGCCGGTGGCAGTTTGCCAATGGAATACGCTTTATAGGCGTCGGTAGTCTTCCCGATTTTGTACCTTTCCAATTTAGCATCAGCCTGGTCGGAAAAGTCGCCGGCCTCGTTCTTGCTGAGCTCGATGTCCTTGCGTTCCTTATAGATTTGTCCGTAAAGAGAGTCGGGGTGGTTTGACACCTTCACAAAGGACTCGCCGAGTTTCCAGCACAAGGTTTTGAGCGCCGCGTTGAAGGGTCGCTTCTCACCCTTGCGCCATTCGCTGGTTGGGTCGAGTCCTGCATAGCGCCAGATTGCACCCGCTGTTGGCGCTCGGTTTATATCGATGTGGGCCAGGAAGCCTGCTGCAATAACAGGCCCGACCCCCACGACGGTCCGCATTCTGGTTCCGACAGGGTGGTTATCCGAGTAGACGTCCAAGGCGCGTTTGACACTCTCCTCCAGCACACGGCTCTCGGTTGAAAGCCAACCGATGCTCTCATGCGGTTCCCCGCTTTCCGTGAGGGCACGAATCTGGTTGTTGGCGCGGATGCGCCCAGCTTGCATCGAGTAATAAGCATCGACCAGAAATCTCGCCTCCGTCGATGTCAACTCCGAAGCGGCCTTGAGTATGTCCCGGTCCAGTTTTCGTACTGGTATCCGGATTGCGTCTTCTTCCGCTGCAAACCTGTCACGAACATTCTGCTCAATTTTACTCTCATCAAATACGGTCACTATCATCTCCTCGTTTCGGTATCAGTCCAGCACGTTTTTCCCGATCGTAAATCGGACGCCAATAGGCCCCCTCCTCCTTGAACCACTCGTCAAAACAGGCTTGGTGATGTTCGCCCGAATCATCCGAATGGTAATCATCCTCATCCAAAATCGGTTGGTGGCACCTCTCGCACGGTCCAGGGCTCATGACAACGCTCCCCCGCACTTTGCCAAAATGAGATTTATTTTTCGGGGGTCACCAAGCACACATTTCTTGTGACGCGGATGTTCACGAAAAAAGCGTTTAAGCCTGCTTGCTGCTTGCTGAGAGCATGGAGGTGTTCCCATCCACGTTCCGGCGCCGGCAGCCCAAAATCGAATAATCGCTGCCGTTCCTCTCTCAATAACGTCCTTTCTCATGTTTCTCTGGTGCGAAATACCGCCAAAAAGATTACACAAAATATCCAGATCAATAACCTCAATGCCGAGTTTCTTCGCTCTAGATCCTCGCGGCAAAATAAATTTCTTGTGCCGCCATGACCGCCCCTCCTCAAATGCGCTCAGTGGCACAGTAAAATCGTGGTCCGCCAAGATGCCCAACGCGCGTTGCTCGGCTGCCGAAATGTTCAGCTCAGTCTTGTTGATCGTGATTGTTTTCATGTCCTCTCCTCCATCCATTCGATAGCGTCCCTCAGTGCAGCGTAATACGCAGCCGCTGAGGGTATGCCAAACTCGGCCATGTCATAGCTGTCCGGCGGCAACGCAACGGCCACCTGGAGCTCTTCCAACGTGTTGTCGCTGAGACAAGCCTCCGCAAACAAATGCTCTGGGGTGCGCTCTTTTGTTCTCATGGCAGCTCTCCATCCGCCCACATGTTTTCGATGACCTGGTCCTCGAGACGCTGCTCAAGGCCGGCCATGTTAACGACCTCGTGCTTCACGCTGATGTATTTCTGCAACCGAGCAACGAACCCTATGACATCGTCCACGTGGACGATGGGGTAACGCTCGCCGGCTTCAAATTCAAGGTGGTAACTGACATCGACGTCCAGAAACATACCGCCAAGGCGCTCGAACTCAACGCGCACGTCTTGCAGCGGCATCTCTTTGATGTCTGGGGTAGGGTCTTTCATAATGCTCTCCTCTCTGCTTTCTGGAACTACAACCTAATAATAAATGATGGGGGACATAGGATCAAGGAAAATGACTTCGCCCCGTATAGCAGGCAAAATCTGAAAACGTTTTTTGAAAACGTTTTTTTGGTCAAAAAAAGTGTTACGGTGTTACGGATTTGGGGTTTTCGGCCGTAAGTCATTGAAACATGGACAAAAGATCCGTAACACTTTTCGCTGTTTTCGTAACACTTGTAACACTTCGTAATTTTTAGGTCTGTAAGTCATTGTTTCTACAGATTTTCATTCGTAACACTTTTTGTCATGTTTTATGATTACGTGTTTCATGCTTTGTTTGTAATGTAAGTACTTGTTTGTAATGATTTATATCAAATAAAAATTTCTAGTCGTGCGAAGAGGCGTTGAACTAAGATCTGAAAACTGTTTTCATATTTTACCTGCTATACGGGGCAAACCTAATGAGTAAACCTGGAATGGCTCGAAGAGCCGAAGCAATCGAAGAAAAAACTGGGCGGACGCTAACGAACCGTCAGAAACAGTTCGCGCGATATTATGTGGATGGCCAGAACTCAAACGCGGAGTGCGTGCGCCTCGCCGGCTACAGTGATGGACCCGGGGTGGCTAAGGCCCAGGCGTATAAACTTCTTGACCCTGGCTTGTTTCCCCACGTCGCGGAATATATCAATGAGCTCCGTGAGGATCGACAAAGGAAATATGGCGTAACTCTGCTGGGCCAGCTTAAGCGACTGCGCGAGCTCTCGATTGGTGCTGAGGAAGGTGGGAAATTCTCGGCGGCCATTAACGCCGAGAAAACCCGCTCGGCCTTGGGCGGCTTGACTGTAGATAGACGTGAGACGAATCATTACCACGCTGTCGAGAGTATGAGCCGCGAGGAGATAGAGGTGCGGCTGCTCGAGCTGCGCCGGCAGCATCCATCAGTCTTTCTCGAGGCACAATACGAGGTGGTAGATGTCGCAGAAACCGGAGACGCTGTTGTGGAATCGGCTGAAGAAGAAAATACCTCAAGATTGGCACTTGACGCGGATTGAAAACCGCTTTGGAGGAGGGATTCCAGACGTTTTTGTGTGCGCCGAGGGAGTGCCATTTTGGATTGAGCTCAAAACGACTAAAAATTACCGGCTAAATCTGTCGTCTCACCAAATTGCGTGGCACTACGCTTTTTACCGATCTGGCGGGGTAAGTTTCTTCTTAGCCCACCCTCTCTCCTCCCCCAACCTGTATTTATTCGGGGGGGAGCAGGGTCGGGAGCTCGTGGTCAATGGTTTGAGGTCGGGGGAATCGGGGTTGGTGGTGCGTTGTCG